CTCCATTGCTGGCTGACTTCTCTCATGCCAGGGCCTGCAAACCATTTTGCGAAAATTCCTTGACACTACCAGGAGAAAACAGGGAAATCTGCAATTTCCAAGCATACAGCAAAAGACATAAAGGAACTTGATAAATAAAAATCCCCACCCGGCGCTACCAACACCGGGCAGGGAAGGGGGGCAGAAGCTATGGTCGGCAATCTGCCCTTCTATTTTATCAGAATAGGAGGCGTTGTCAATGGGCGAATATATCAGAAAGACCGCCCGGTACAATGGAAAGAAGTACGAGGCAACAGGGAAAACAGAGCTTGAAGCCATGACCAAACTGGCGGAAAAGCTGGCAGCAGCCAAACGCGGGGAAGAAGCCATTGGTGGTTCGATGACTGTAACTGCATGGTATAAGCAGTGGAAAGCGACCTACAAGGACCCAAAAGGGCTGACCAAGAAATCCCTTGGTATGTACGATGAAAAGTTCAACGGATATATCAAGCCTGCCATCGGCTCCATGAAGCTCAAGGATGTGAAGGACGTACACCTCCAGCGTATTTTAAATGGGCAAGCGGGGAGATCCGCATCCCATGTAAAGAAGCTGCGAATGGTCATGCAGGAAATGTTTAAGAGGGCCCGACAGTCACGCCTTATTCCATATGATCCAGCTGAGCTCCTAGAGCTGCCCCATGTTCAGACGCACCAGCGGCGCTCTATAACAGAGGAAGAGCGAGCAGCTATTCTTGCTGTAGCTGAGCATCACCGAGCTGGACTGTGGGTTCTTACCCTACTCTATACCGGAATGCGTCCTGGGGAGACGGCAGCCCTTACTTGGGCTGATGTGGATTTTGTAAATAATGAGATCCATGTCCACGCAGCAAAAGAAAGCGGCTCTCAGGCTATCAAAGGTCCAAAGACGGATTCCGGCGTCCGGGACATACCGATCCATTCAGACCTTCTTTGGAGGCTTCAGAACGCCAAGAAAAATTCCTTCGCTCCTGTATTCCCAACCGGGGCTGGGAACTTTCAGAATGAGAACAGCCTGCGCCGCCTTTGGACTGGCTTCAAAAGAGAATTAGACTTATACTTAGGCGCAAAGACCGAGCGGAATCGAATCGTAGAATCTGTGGTAGCTCCAGATCTCACCCCATATTGTCTGCGTCACACTTTTTGCACCGATTTGCAAAAAGCTGGTGTCCCGCTCAATGTGGCAAAAGAGCTCATGGGACACTCTGACATTCAGATGACCGCCAATATTTACACCCACAGAGACAGTTCAACACTCCATAATGGTATCGCCTTATTGGATGGGACCAAATCAACAAGTGGTGGAAATGGTGGTGGAAATCGAGAGAAGGCATAAAGAAATCTCTTAGAGCCACAAGGGTTATATGGTTTTATGATATACTGCTTCCGGTTCTGAATGTTGGGGGTTCGAGTCCCTTCGGCCGTACCAAAGAAAAAAGCTCCGAAAGCCTTGATTTTAAAGGGTTTTCGGAGTTTTTTATGTTTCTGAAAAGAAAGTTACAAGTGCATAAAACAGCATATTTTTAGCTATTAGGTGGTGGAAAAGGTGGTGGAAAAATCCGCCCCCATTTCTGAGGGCGGATCTGTCATCTCACGACGTACTGATAATACTTAGCGAGCTTGTCCGGTCCGGCGTCCTTGTCGTCCAGAAACGCCTTAGCCATGTCCACATAGAAGTCGATATTGCTCCCCACGTTGAACTTTTTGGCGACCTTGACATAATCGCTGTAGATCATGTTGAGGGCCGCCCAGAACTCCGCAGGGTCGCACTCGATCCCGCGCTGGGCCATAACCTGCTTGGCCTGCTCAAAGGACCAATGAGGCCCCTTTGTGCCGTCCTCATTTTCCATATTGGCAGTCCATTCCTCCGCCATACGGCGGTCGAAGGGCATGTGCCCGGAAGCGGCTCCATAGCCACTCATTCGCTCTCCACCTCTCCGGTATTCCATTTCGTTCATTCGGTAGTCGTGCTCAAACTCCCTGGGGGTCTTCATTTCACCCTCACCGGAAATGGCGAATCCGATCTTATTCATGGGCCTAGTCATCTCCCGTCTATCAGTATAGGCCGGAGGCATATAGTATGGGTAGTGGGACTGAGGGCCGGTCATACGGTCATCCCAATAGTTACTCTCTACCCACATCCCGCCATCATTACGGGGAGCAAAACGGCCATCGGAGTATCGACGATATCCCCGGTCCTCCGGTTCCATCATCTCAGAACGGGGCGCATATCGACCGTTGTCATAATGCTCCCGGCCACGGCGGTCACGGAATTTATCATCGACATCATAATTATCATAGCTCCGTCCGTCGTTGTAGCGGCGATTGCTGCCACTGGACATGAGCATCATCCGTGTGGATCGTTTCATCTTGATCCCTCCTTACGCCGTAGGGGCGGGAGCAGCGCCCCCGTCAATGCTGGTGAGGTTGTTGCTGGGGGAGCAGCAGGGAGTGCCCAGCATACGGAACGAGCCGCCGGTGGGGGTGGTCACGACACAGAGAGAGTATTTGGTCCGGGTACGGATGCCGCAGGCGGTGACCTGAGCGCAATTCCGCTTCGTCATGGGATAGAGAGTGGTTCCGGTCCCGATGGTAAAATACACCGGAGCATTGATGGTGGTGGTGTCGGGGATGGCCTGAGCCACGACCACGCAATACTTCTCTCCGTTTTTGTAGGCTCCAGCAGGCAGGTTGATCTCCAGGTTCCCGCCGGTAAAGGCGACCGCCTGAGAAAGCACGAGCCGGTCGCAAAGTCTGCATACAGGTTTACATGCCATGGTCAGCCATCCTCCTTTGTTGCGGCAGCCCGGTTGAATCCAGCACCAGAATTGATTGTCTTGAATATTTCCAAAAACATATCGTCTTTGTCTGATTTAGCGATATTGCAGGCCACCTGAACGGTATCAGCATAAGTCCGCAGCTCTGAAACACTCATTTTCGTTTTATCTAGGCTATAGAGGTGCTCAATGAGTTCTTGTTTTACTTCATCAATAGTGTGCATATAGGTTTACCTCCAAAAAATCAGGGGCGGCAGACACTCAGCCCACCGCCCCGAAGTAGTCACGGCAGAGCCGGAAATTTAATTGCCTCGATTTTGATGCAATTTAGCAGCCACAGCCGCAGCCGTTGTTATAGGCCCCGCAGTAGGGATAAGGGGCGGGCACCTGATAGGCGGGCACGGGCATGGGGTTGATCCGGCGGATCAGCTCAGAGGTCTGGGCATCCAGAGTAGCGGTCAGGTAGCTGTTCTGGTTGGCCTGGGAGGCAGCCAGCTTCAGAGACTGATTCTCCGCCTGGAGGGAATCGATCTTGCTCTGAGTCAGGAAGTCCAGAATGGCGCGGGTGTTGGAGTTGTTATTCTCCAGGATATCGCGGGTGCTGCCCTGGATGGTGTTCTGGATGGCGCAGGTATTGGTCGCCATGTTGTAATTCACACCATCGATGGCCCGCTGGGTCTGGCAGCAGCAATCCTGAGCCTGAGCGGCCATGTTGCACATCTGAGACTGGACACCGTTGAAGCCCTGAAGCAGAGCCACATTGGTGTTGTTGAAGCCGCTGGTGATGCTGTTGTTCAGGGCATAGGTACTATCGCAAATGCCCTGCTGGATAGCAGAGATGCCGCGCTCCACACCGTTGAAGGCAATGGCCTCGTTTACATCTGCGCGGGTGGCGAGGCCCTGGAGTCCGGGATCAGTGCTGGCACCGCCACCACCGAAGCCGCCGAAACCACCGCGGCCCCAGCCAAAGACCATAGCCAGAATGATGATGCCAAAAATCCAGCCGCCATCACCCCACATGCCATTGCTACTGTTGTTGTTATCTCCCTGTCCAGCGATATATCCGGTTGCAAAATCGTCCATAAATAGTTCTCCTTTGTTAGTGATTTATATATCGGGTCGCGCGCCCCGTTATATATCGAGAATACACTTGAATTATTATATAGTTTGCTATATAATGTAGTAGGGTGATATTTTGCGAATCGATGTCAACGAATTTATGGGGAAAAAGAATAATAAACTAACTGTTATAGGCTATATAAGGCCAGAAGCTGGTGGCCGAGTAAAGTTAAAATGTCTATGTGATTGCGGGAATACAGTCTTTTGTCTTCCTTATCAATTTTCAAGTGGAGCTGTTAAATCTTGCGGTTGCCTTCCAAAAGGGAAAAAAGGTGCTCATACTTGGGACAACCGAAGAAAAACACACGGCCTGAGCAAGCACCCATTCTATAAAAAATGGAATGATATGGTCAGGAGATGTTACGACCCCAAAGAACCGGCATATAAAAAATATGGGGCACGGGGCGTCACTGTTTGCGAGGAATGGAGAAAATCCCCAGAGCAATTTATTTCTTGGTGCGAAGAAACCCATCCAGGAGCAAAGGGATTAACAATAGACCGAATAGACGGAAATAAAGGGTATTGTCCCGAAAATTGCCGATGGGCTACTCAGCTGGAACAGGTTCACAACATAAAGACAAATCGTTTCATCGTGTTAAATGGAGAGACGAGATGCATTACGGAGTGGTGTTCTATACTTGGAATATCTCCCGGTTCAGTCTATAAAAAGGTTCATAAGGGCATGTCTTTTGAAGCGGCAATTAAGGACACTTTTCTTAAGAAAAAGAAATAATATGAGATTATTTGGGTAGTGTTACACCCATCTGTCGGGCAATCTGGTTCAGATCCACACCACGCTCTTTTGCCATGTTCTCCGCGATCTGGCGAAGCTGCTGGGGATTCTTCCCCTGGATGAGCCGCATAGCCTGGGCGGCCTGCGGATTCTGCCCAGCCATTTGCTGGAGCATTTGCATGGGATTTCCGCCGTTCCGTGCCATCTGGAGCATAGCCATCATGGGATTATTCATCGGAGGCATCATTCTTTTTCACTGCCTTTCCAGCGGGCTTTTTCAGCCTGTCCACCTCGTCTTTTAGGTTTTGCACTGTGTCCTTCATGTCTATAAACTCGTCCAGTGGAGCAAAGGCTGCGGCCTGCGCAGGGGCCTGCTCCTGTTTTTCTCTAGGTACATCGAGCTTAAACTCGAACACATCAGCTGCTCCGCTGTTGGTATTGAATCGTTTCATGTAAACCACATTATGGGCAAGGTCCGGGAAGAACATTGGAGCACCCATAAAGTCTACCGGGACCCCAAGCGCCTCCTCTCTGGAGGCTACAGGGCGGCAGAAAAAGTTAGGCTGTGTGTTTGTACTCCCAACCGTCTGCGCGGCCTGTACGGGCTGCGGAGCGGGCTGCTGCATAGGCTGATAGACCTGTGGGGCAGGCGCGAACGGAGTTACGGGGTTGTAGCCGCCATAAGCGGGGTATGTATAGTTAGGAAATCCGGCCATTGTCCAGCGCCTCCTTTCTCGCCTCTACTTCATCCAAATATTTTTGGAGCCCATAGTCATCCCCTTGGGCCTGATACCACATCACACTCTCAGCGGCACAGTCCGGTCGGATGCCGGCGGCCACCAGCCTTTCCACTGGAGTCATATATCACACGTCCTTTGTATAAAAATAATGGAGTCCGTGAGGAGGGCGGCGACGTGTACCAACCCTTTATCCCCACGTCCTCCATGGATATATTGTCGCATAAAAAAACCTCCGCTGGGGGACATTCCAGCGGAAGTTTGGTGGTGTTATGTACCTTTTTGGAGGAATCCCAACTTAGTTGCTGTGAACTCCACTTTTTCAAAAATAAACGGAAGATGCCTATGTAGTGTTTTTCGATCTATTCCACAACAGTCAGCAACGTCAATTTGCGCTTTTCGCTCCAATAAATACATTTTGGCGATATCGGTGTCTTTTGTCCCAAGGTTCGCTTCTTTAATGGATGCCTTCATTTCGGATGTAGTCAATTCCTCCAGTTTTCCAGGGAAGCGAACTATGGCCCTTGACACCTCTACTCACGTCCTTATTACTTATTTGCAGCCGCCATCATAGCAGCCTCCAGTCGAGTACACAAACCCATGGGCCTGGACCCATCTGTAATGCCAGCCTTAACCGCTCTTTCCAGCCCTTCAATTTCCCACTGCTGGTTCGGTTTCTTTTTGGCCTGCCTGGACATCCAGTTTTCCATCATTGCATCAAACTGATCCTGAGTCATATCATCATCCTCCTGATATTCGGGGCGATATGCGCCCACAATGAATTTCTTGTGTCTCCGGCGGCGCAGTACCGCCCCTCCGTTGTCCTCACTGGCACTTCCGGTGTTTCCGTCAATGGTGGTGATGTAGGTCCCGTCCCAGCTCTCGCAGATTCCAACATGCCCGGCGGAGCTTCTTCCGGAGAAGTTGAAGAACACGATGTCTCCCGGCTGGTAGTCAGTCACCTTCTGCTTCTTGTGGAAGGACATCAGAGTGGGGCAGTAGGCGGTCTTGTCTCCGCCATAGTAGAGGTCAGAGGCCCCGGCCTCCCGGAACACCCACCAGACGAACACGGCGCACCAGGGATATCCACCGCCCGAGACTGCTCTTCCATAGTAGGCAGTGTTGTATTTCACATTATCACTTTTGGCCGGGGATTCTTTGGTCCCGATCTGCGACCGGGCGATCTCCAGAATATCATTTGCTGTCGCCATTTTCTCCCTCCTCAGTGGGAAGCTGGTAGTAGTTTGTGATGGTCGTAGGACTATCTTCCGTTCCGTCTGTCAACACATCCTGCACCTTCTGGGACTGGGTCCCGAAATAGAAGGCAATGACCACCGCATAGACGGTCATGAAGTCCTGGGCGATCTGTCCGGTGACGGCCAGATAGGCGAACACGCCAGTCAAGACTAGCGTGACCACGGACTTGACGGACATCAGGGCTGCCACCCGTTTCAAAATAGGTTCAGGAATTTTCTTCATTCTTTTTATCCTTTCCGCCCTTATCGGGCCAGTTGTTATGTTTGCTCAGGTTCTCCAGTATGGATTTGATGGCGTAAGCCAGAATCACGGCAATGATCTCTGTGACGGCTTTCCCGGATAGCTGTTCTGCGATCTGCTCACGGCCCAGATAGGCCAGCAGATAGGAGCACCAAACCCAGGCACAACCATTGAACAGGCACAGCCAGACGGCGGCTTTCATGGTCTCCATGCGCCCCCTTCTGGACCGGTGGGTGGACAGCCACCACAGCCCCAGACAGAACACGCAGGCCAGCGAGAACGCCGCTACGATGGCCAGGATCATCTGCGTGCTCATAGGCCGATCCTCGCCAGCAGGAACGCAATGACCGCCGCCAGAACAGCCCAAATAGACTTGTCCACAATGGATTCCCATCGCTTCCCAGGCTTTGCAGATAACTCAGAAATGGATCTCGCCAGCTCTGCCAGCTTCTCCAAAATGGTGTCGTACTGCTCCCGCTGGACTGCCTGGGCTTTCTCAAGTTCTCTGATCCGGTCAAAAAACTCTTTATGTGTCTGTCTGGACTGTTCCCTCCACTCGCTCATTTGCTTTTCCAGCATGTTTGCCTTTTGGAGTCCAAGGCAGTCCCTCTGCGGGTCAATCAAACATTTATCGTCCATCAGGTAAGTATTGACCTCCATTTCGACAAAATTTTTGCTCTCCTCTTGCGGGCCCTCTTTTGATGTGCTATAATGACGCCACATCCGATCAACTCTGAAAAGGTTACCCCCTTTTTTCGACAATCGGATGCGCCCCCTGTAGTTAAGCTCCTACAGGGGGATTTTTTATACCCTTTCCCACGCCTGCGGGTAATCTGTTGGACTATGTACGGTGTTGTCCGTCAGGCATCGATATACTACGCCGCCGTCCACGCAGCACTCCCCAGTCATGTACATGCCGCTGGTGCCGTTGGGGGCCTGATAGGGCTTTGCTCTGGCGGGGTCTTTCGTGTGGCAGATAGACCACAGGGCAGGGAGGTCCGCCGGCCTCTGGTCAGGCCATGTGGAGGCGTTGTAGGGCTGGAGGAGCTTGTACACCTGCTCGCCGTCCCTCACCGGGGCCCCGATGGGCCACAGACTATAGTCCTTTTCCGAGTCAAAATTGGGGGTCTTGCTCTCCTCAGCAATGATGGCTGTGCCGTCAAGATCGGGGGCCCGGCTTCGCAGGTCAAGGGCGTCTGCCGCACCCTGGGACCTCATTATGCTGAGGACCAAATCTTTGGTTGTCATGCGCTCTGAACCCCCTCCTGGTACGCCGCCGCCATGCTGTCCCATACTGCGGCGACCTCCTGCTTGTCTGCCTTGTTTTTCTCCACATCCTCCAGGCGGCTCTCTGGGGTGACCTCGTTCTCCTTTGCCGCCATCAGATAGACCTCAAGGTTTCCCTCGATATCCTCCTGGGAGATGGTGGGCTGTTCCAGGTGATATTCGTCATACTCCCAGCCCGTGATGGTGGTCTCGTCCAACTGCTCATGGTATTCTTCGACATTCTCATAGAACCGCACCAGACACCAGCCCGGCTTATTGGGCATTGCCTCGATGGAGAACGTGCCGGGGTTGTTATCGCCTCTTACTCTCATGCTTTCACCTCCCGAAACTGGAGGCGGGAACCAATCTTATCGCTTTTTCCTAATGAAGAAACTCCAGCATGGAAGAAAAACAACCCAGCTTCCTGTTCACTGGTAATGTGCCCGCCAACATTAAGCACCCTTTCCCCAAGGCTCGAGTACACAAAATCTGGGATGTAGGTGGTGGAGCTACCACCACCGGATATATCAGGTAGGAGTGCCCACGGGAAAACGGAGCTAAACCCAAGTTCTTTAATAAATCCGGAGTCCGGAGTAGTAAAGCCACAGGATTTGTAATTGTCGTTGGTGTCATCAGCATAACTCTCGGGTTCTGTGCAGATGAAAGCGACCTGGGTTAGAATGTTGATGCCATCGATAAACTCCGAGACGTTCCCCCACGGGTTCTCAATTCCACGGTACTGCACCGCAGTCTTTCCATCAGTTCCCGCCGCTCTACCGGTGTGGTAGACCATGACGTCGGTCTCGCCGGTTTTATGGGCGGCTGTGTCGTTGACGATTCCCTGACCCATCTTCTTTTGACTATCCCAATCGGCAAATTCGACCAAATACAGCAGACCAACAGCGCACCATGCGGCGAAGTCGTAGAGTTGGGCATTGGACGCAAAATTTTTTGCATAATTTCTAAACTCGGCTCGAGTTAATCCCGTCTTAGCCGGGGTATTAGAATAGCTACATAATGCTTGCCCGCCACTCTTATTTACTAAGTACCCCTCATATCGTGCAACATAGCTCTCGCTTCCTGGATGCAAAGAAAATCCATCGATTGGTCCATCCGCAATATAATAACGAAAGATATTTCCACTCTTTTCTACTTTGTAGTAAAATTGCGGGATCTTGACGCATGTCGCAGATGAAGGAGATGTTCGATTGGCAGGATATACTCTCCCACTAGCGTCAATATCAACCTCCTCCATCCCCATCCACGGCATATAGCTGTCGAATGGTGAGGAGCCTGAGCCTGTCCCAACTGCGGGTACGGGCTCGGTTGTGATGTCCACAGTGACCAGCTTGTTGGGATCGTTGGCTTTGGTCAGACGGGTCAGGGCGGTGGATGGTTGGGAGCTGTCCCAGGAGACGCCGAAGACGGAGGTGAGGGATTCGATATCTATCATTCGTGAATTGGTCGAAGAATCCCAATTTTCGGATTCTTCAGATAAAAAAATCAAAGAAATATAGTTTAGATTATTTGGTAGTTCTTTTTTTGCCAGTACGGTCACCGTTTTATTTTCGTTATTGAACGAAAAGCTTGCATATTGTGAGTAATCTGGATTGCTCCACGATACGCTTATGTCCCCACCAAATCGTGTGCTCGCTGTATAGGTAACGGATTTATTATTTGCGTTAAGGGTAACTTTGCCACTAGGTAATAACGAGACGTTGTTCATTGCCTTCCTAATCGTCCACGTCGCATTTTTCGTCTCCGTAGTCCCGTCCCACCACTGATATCCGGGCTTCGGTTGAAATCCCATAGTATAAGTCCCGGCGTTTGTTTGGTATGATGCCCCAACCAAAGTAAGTTCTTCTGTGTTAAGGTCGTTCCACTCTGCCATTTGTGCTTCGCCATTATAAGTAAGTGTACCCTTTTGGCTCGGAACCACCGGAATGGTAATCACAAACTGCACCGCAACGCTCAGAGAGGCGCTGACCGCCGTGTAGTTTGTCCCCTCGCTGGCCGATACCGTGATGGTCGTGCTTCCGGTGTCTACTCCATCCACGGTCAGCATGTTCCCGCTCAGGGACACCGTAGCGACGCCGGAGTTATTGGACTGAGCGGACAGTACCCCATCTCCCGTGTAGCCGACAGCCACCTCCTGAGATGTGGTGGAGGTATCCAGGCTCACAGATTCCGGGTCAAACGTGATGCTGGGGGTGGCCTTATCAATAGACCACTGGATATCCTTCGCCTCCGTGCTCCCGTCCGACCACTTGTACTGCGCTGTGGGCGTGACCACCGCCGTATAGCTCCCAGCGTTCGTGCCGGACGTGTCGCCGGATAGGACCATCTTGTCTGCATCGTAGCCCGTCAGGGTGGGGCTCTGGGCCTGTCCATTGTATGTAAGACTCCCGGATACCGTGGGCACAGAGATGGTCCCACGCTCCACAGTGATGGCCTGCACAGCGGTCTTTGTCACCCCAGCCTCGGTGTAGATGATCTCCACCTCACTCGTCCCCTCGGGCAGTGCTCCGCTTGGAGAGTAGGTCCAGCCGGTGGCTGTCAGGGTGGCCCCGTTGGAATACGATGCCGTGACCACCATCCCCGCAGGGTCAAAGACCTCTCCGGGGAGATATGTGATATTGTCAGGCGGTGTGGTGATGGAAATGCCATCCAGCTTGATACCACCGCCTGCGCCGCCGCCAACCATCGTCAAAAATTTACTGCCCATCTTTTACCTCCATGCGGATGATGTTGACTGTGATATCTGACGCAGGGGCCTCCGCACAGATAAACACCGCCTTCCCATCCACCGCTACTTCATCCTCCGGCCGAACTTGCGAAGAGACCCACGCTAGATAGGAATCCGAATCAGGGTTTGCCAGATATGCGTAGCCACTGGATTTGAACAGGTCGTTGCTCACAATCTGCTCATTCTCGATCCACCCACTGGCAGGGAGTGAGACCGAAAACTGCCGGGACTTCCCGGAGCCAAATCCGGCTACTGGTTTTCCGTTGACGTATATCATGGTGTCCACCCTCTCTTACTCAATGAGATAGTAAACAGTGGCTTTTAATTCGGAAAAACTATATCTGGCAAGAACTCCATCCTCCAAAGCAACTCCGCTAATTCGTAAAATGGCAGCATTAGCAGTTCTCTCAACTGTAACAAACATAAACGTACCAACGTCAATTTCATAATCGGTATCGCCACTATACCCAAGAGCATAGCTCTTAACTGCATTAGTAACACTTGGATCGTCATTGAGGTATTTCAAATATGAATACTCGGGGACATCCGAAAATAAAGGTTTCCATTTGACGACAACATGAATAATGTCACCAATCGAGACATTGATGCTTACCCGTTTTTCGGCGGTACCTAATTCAGTTCCTTCGCTAATGACCTTCTGAACGATATCTTCTCCCTCGTTGGTCCCCGCAACGCCGAAGATGCTCACGCCCTTCTTGATGTTGGCGGCCACGAGATTTGCGTCTCCCTTGATGGTCTGGGTGCCGGTCAGATAATATCCTCCAACAATTTTCTGATCTGTTGTTCCTGGTGTGTAGGTCTTACTTCCCTTAATACTTAGTTGCTTTGTGGCTGTCGTAGTCCCGGAAGATACATAGCCAGAAGCTTGAGTTGATTTTGCAGTAATAAGCCCTTTTTCTTCGTCAAGCGTTATTGATGGAGTGGCCTGGGTGGCAGTTGCCACCGACTTGCTGGCTTGACTGGGGTAGTAGCCGGCGGGGACTGTCACAGTGGCCCCGCTTGCAGTTAGGTTGCTGGAGCTCTTGCTGGCAATGGTCCCCGTTACCTTTCCTGCGGCCACATAAGCTGTCTTGCCAGAGAGGATGTCCCCAGCAGTCGCCGTGGCATCGCTGGTATCGGTGCCGCTGGAGATCCCCGCAATAGCTTCCGGAAAGTTATCCGCAACGATGGGGTCTGAGCCTCCAGTCTTGCCCCGAATCGCATCAGCAATGGCGGAGAAGAGGCTTGTCAATGTTTGATGTACGGCCATTAGTAGCTCCCTTCTATGGCGGTGCCGATGGAGGTATCGACGTAGGCTTTTAGTTCTTCTTCTATTGCTGCCTGGACATTTGAAATCGCTTGTTCCAGATAATCCTTATTGACCACATTGGTGCCTTCCGTTGGAGGATCGAACACGTTTACTCCGCTTGCATCTACCGTGAGCATGTGCACTGTCTCCCCGCTGGAAAATGCAAAACCTATCTGACCGTCATGCTTTAACTCCATATACGCCTTGTGGGAATCGTCTTGGACGCTTTCAAGTGTGACTTTTCCTCCATCGGCCATGACCGAAGAATAGGCACTGGAATTTGTGTCATTTTGAGCAAACATCTGTGACTTTGCTTTCATTGTTTCCACATATGAAACGGAATTTTGGTTTTGGCTTTGCATTATTGCGCTAGTACCGCTGACGGAAAATACGCCAAGATTTTTACTTTCAAGTGTATTTGAGCCAATAGTCAAATTATTTCCTATGATTTCGGCGCTATCTTCCATTGTCCCACCAGACAGCTTCAAATATCTCTGGTCTGCCTGCTCCTGAGTTAGACCGCTTGAAGGACGTCCCGCCAGCTCATCAATAGCCCCCTGAACGTCAGTTGCCTCCAACCCGCTGGTGGTGTTGCTGTAATCCACATAAGATGCGGAAAAGCTGCCTCCCTCACCCTCATCTTCCGAGAAAGTGATGGTGTACGGACCGCTCCCCAGACTTTCCGCCATTTCCAGCTGACCACCGCCGGGGACAGTGACGATATTCTCAGGCGTGGGGATGTCAATATCTGCAATCTTATCGTCTACATACTTAAAAACATCTGTGTTCTTTCCCTGCGGGTCGTAGATGCTTTTCAGCATGTCGCCAGATCCAATACCATCAGCGCCATTGTAGACCTGGAATGTACTGCTTTTCCCGTCAGTCAGATAGATGGTGTAAGTGTCTGTAGTCCCTGCCGCCCCAGTACCGCTCGTTCGCTCGATACGGTCAATGCTGGAGCCAGGGTCTCCGGTCTCACCTTTTGGGCCAACAGGACCGGCTGGGAGCCCAAATGTCAGCTTTACGACCTCATCTACCAGAGACTTGCTGACCGTGGCCGGCTGTCCAGTCTCCAGTGTGATGGCCTCTACCAGCATATTTTCGATTGCAGTCCTTGCCGCTTCCGCTCCGCTCTTCGCTGTCTCTGCTCCGGTCTTTGCGGTCTCCGCCTGATCTACAAGCCCCTGGAGCTCTTCTTTGACCTCTTCCGCTGCACCCTGGGCGGCAGCTTCGGCCCCGGCCTGCGCCTGCTCTGCAGCTGCTTGAGCGGCCTCTGCGGCTTCCTTGTTTGCCTTGGTATCCTCCACCGCAGTACCAATACCAGCCACAGCCTCAAGGGCCTGTTCAGAGGCTTCCAAAGCATCGCTTGCCGCTTCCTGGGCCTGCTCAACATACTGCCGGACTGCCTGCTGGGCAAATCCTTTGAACTGCGCCCCAGTGACCTTTACCGCCTGCCCTTGCTGTTCTGCAACAAGCAGCGAATCATCGTCTACTGTGGATGCCGCAGGGAGGGACCCTATGTTCTTATCAGCCATCGGTATCCTCCTTGGACATCTCGTTCAGGATTTTATATGCTGCCCTCAGCTCTTGCTTGGCCGCAAACATGAGGTCCACTGATTCTCCACTGACTGGAATGGCGGATAGCCACTTAAACACTTTGTTTAGTTTTTCACTAACTTCCTTCATAGGTCCTCCTATATACTTTCGATCCAAAGGTTGAGATAATCCGTCAGGCTTTCAATATGAGACCATGTAAATTCATCTTCCGAATCTACATAGATACCGTCCGATCCGTTCCCTTGACCAATTTGATATTTGACGGAGTTGTACATGGCAGCAGTCAACAATGTGTCCCCAGAAGACATCAAGCAGCCGGAGCGTGATAATGTAGCGCCTTGAGAGCTGCTTCGCTCCCAGCTAAGTCCAGAGGCATCAAGCGCCTCTTGCACTTTATTTACAATATCGTTCCAGACCTCATGTGGAAAATTCTCTGCTGGCTCTTCATTATCCATGGCATTTCTGGCCGCTCTTGTCTGGCTTGAACTGGCCTCGCCATTAGACGAACTCCAGGACCATAGATCAATAGCTGGTGCCGTTGAATCTGTAGTAAAAGAACCGCTGTCATAAATGCTCAGCCATGTAATGGACCCTGACGCATCCTCATATCCAAGCTGTGCTTCCCAGTCATAAGTAGTTCCAGGGTCCAGTCCCCTAATTGTTTCAGAAAAGGAAGATGAAGCGCCTCCGACTGAATCACTCCGGATCTCATAGGTATCTCTATCAATGTCAAGCCTGACATATCTGTAATAAGAAAAACCTGAATCTCCTCCTGTAAACGATGCTCTAAATCGGGCGGAGGTCTCAGTAATAGAGCTAAAGGATGCAGAAAAGGCCATGCTTGTTCTCCTTATCCGAATCTGACCGGGACACCTGTAACATTGTCCGCAGAGAAACCAATAGTTCCATCCTCAAAAAAGACGATCCCGATTTTTTCTTCCCGGTCATTTATAAGATATATGCCCCCTGTATTTCCGGTTCCAGCGCTATAACTCTTCGCAACAAAAAAGCGTCCAGATTCACGGCTGGTGCCACTGCCCGTTCCGAGTGTCAGCGTTACATTTCGGTCTGTTGCCTCAAGGACGGCTCTGGGCTGAGAACTGCCTGTCCGCATTAGCATAAAGGAGTCTCCGTCCATCATTGCGTAAGTGTCTCCGTCCTCGGTGGCGTAGATCTCTGACCCTATAATGGTCCCGCCTGAAATGGTCGGGCTTCTGACCTCCGTGGAACTGATATATGTGCTCTTGATGTAACTTGGTAGTTGATTGTCATAGGCCAGATCATAGGCATCGTTTGCTGTGTTGACCGCTTCATTGATGTCTCCCTGAACTCCGCTGTCAAGGTCTCCCCACGAGATGATTCCTGTGAGCACCAGACTACCAGTCTCGATTACTGATCCCTTGATTTTTGTTGTCCCTCCAGAGTCGGTCACCGTCAATCCGTCCAGCGTCTGGGAAATCGTAGTTACTTCTCCATCTAACCCTTTGATGGTGGTTGTCAGCCCATTTGCTGTCTGTTCAACAGTAGTAACTCGGCCATCCAAACCGGATACCTGAGATGTGATGCTATCCAACTTTACATCAATGGATGCCGATAACCCTTCCAGCTCATTCTCCACCTTCAGCAATATCTCTTCTGAGGTTTTTGAGATCAGAGATCTGGTCTGGGCTATCTGGTGGTTAAAATTCTTTGTTGTCTCTCCCTCAGTTTTGTACTCATGAAGGGTTTCATCGCTTCCAGGAGCCGCCATATCCATGACTTCTCCAGTAGAGAATCGGATATTTTGATAGGCAAGCTGGGTGTACAACCCGGCCACCGTCATTCCATCTCCGAGCTCTGCAATCGGTGACATTTTGGCCCCATTTGCTTCTAGTCCCTGATAGGAATATCCCTGCAAGGCAGCCAGAAGATTATCGGCCATCTGCTGGGAGGCATACGGGCAATCCTGCTCTATGACAGTCCCCGTCTCGTCTCCAGCTTCATAGCAGTTTTCATCGTCCACCCAAAGGATAACGCCGCTGATGGGGGCCTTCTTTTCGTATTCGGTTAGTGATAGAGCTTTCTGCCCTACAAAAACTTTTCCGTTCATACCAAAATCCTGTCTCCACCAAAGGTGATAGCGAATCCGTTTTCTTCAATCAGGTAATGTGTCTCAGGCGGCATACTGCCAACCAAAGGGACTAACAAAAGCTGGTCATTTCTGGTGATTGTCCAGTTCCCGCCGTTCGCCACAGCAATGAATTTCAACACATCCCGCAGGGTGTAATCATTGGCTGGATAGTCAATGGTATAGGCGTGGCTTACATTCGTCCGAGGGTCAACGGTAATGCCCATCAGTTCGGCAATGATGTCCACCGCATTATCCATTGGCATGGGGAACTCCAACGATTGATCCGGAACCCATACCTTGTCAGCCTTTAACATGGAGTCATAGGCCACTACCGTCATAATCCCCGTCGGCTTTATAGACCGCTCATCCAGATAGAACACGCCGAGCTGTTCCCACTGGCCGTTCACCAACGCCTTCGGCACGATCTTCGCCATTCTGGGAATGACCGATTTCCGCTTGAAGACGATTTTCAGCATTGCCATGCAGGCGTTTCCAATCCCAAGTTCATCAAACAAAGGTCGTTCAATATTCCCGGATTGAATGTCGGCATCTGTGTATTCAGTTGTGTCAATGACAACTTTATATTCCATGGCTTATTTTTCAATCAGTGGGAACGTGATTCCGCTCCACCACTCTGTCCCGTCGGGATGCTTGATAAGGTACGAGGCCGGGTTATTGTTTGCGTACATGGTCTTCGTAACCGTGCTTCCCTTTTGAGGGTCGAAATATGTAACAGATACCCATTCTGGCATAATAGCCGAAAGCACAATGCTTGCTTCAGCTGATTTGAGGGGGCGGCAGGTAACATCCAAACGGATTTTTGTCGCCATTCGGTTACGCTCTAGCGTACCGTCCAGCATGCGCCCTGCCCCTTCTCCATCTACGTCTGATCTCTGCCACTTTAGTCCCCCATAAGCGATATAAGGAACGATGTCGGTCCCATCTATTTTTAGTACCATCTGATCGCCTCCTTATATACGCTGTAGGGTCTTTCCGTACATTCGGTTCCTCCTGTTTTGCGTGACAGTTCCATCAGCATCTACATAGACATCTCCGCCATTCTCTTCGATTGCGGCTATGATTTGCTGAGCCATAGCATAGATGGCATTTACTACGTTCATGCTACCGTTATCTGTATCGCTGCTGTCGTTCCTGACCGCAACAGACCCGGTGATCTCCTGAATGTTCCGGGTAGCCTGTTCAACAGAAAATGTATTTGGCATATCAGATATAGTAAGCGCCGACTGCATCATACTCCCCGCTCTTGTAATCTCAGACAGAATGGTTTTCTCACTGTCTCCGATTCCCTCCGAGATACCGAGGCCAAGGTTTAGTCCGATTTCGTCACGGAATACCCTTGAAGGGGATCTTATGCCGAATACATTCTTTACCTTGTTGATAATTCCATTGGCCCAACTTGACAGCGAACTAAACAGGCTCGGCTTTCTTCCGTTTATTCCCGCAAGCACACCATCCGATAGATACTCACCAATTGTCTTAAACTCTTTGGAGGGAGAATTGATTCCAAAGAACCCCTTGACCCAGCCAATGATGCTGTCTACCCACCCAAAGAACCCAGACTTTAACGGCTCTTTTTGTTCATCTACGCCTCCAATAAGCCCTTCAGACAGATTGATTCCCAATGCTTTCATTGTGTCTACTAACTCTGGTGTAACCTCTAAAACCTTTTCGCCGATTGTATCGTTAATTAACGAAATTGTTCCATCAGCGTTTTCTTTGACTTCAAGATTATCTAGCAATCCATTCGCAATAGCCTCATTGATATTTATGCCAGCATCTGTCGCAGTTTGGAGTGCTTGCAAGAAATTTGGATCTGTAGACAGTTTTTCTCCAAGCAAATAGTTGATAGCATCCATATCACCAGAAATGGCTGCAAGCATGTTGTAGTCATGCAGGCCCTCGGAAACATTTTCTGGTACTGCAATTCCGGCGGCTCTGCTTTCTTCTGCAATTTTTTGGAGTTGTTCTGCTGTAGGTTCCAGTGCGGAAAGCGTTTCAGACAAGGCGTCTCTCACTTCTGGCGTGACATCAAGAACTTGGAATCCAAGTTTCCATTGCTGGTCAACACTCCTCATAAAATCGCTTATGCTGTCTCCGACCAACACTCCGGTTTCATCGGTAGTGAATTGATGGAATGTCCTGTCAAGTAGGTCTTCAACGGGGCGGTCAAATTTAGGCTGAGCCTCTGCAAGCGCATCTGAAAATGCAGTATTAAGCTTTCCAACAAGAGGCTCAAAAGCGGATGCAGATACCTGTGCTTGATTTGAAAAATATGTCTGCATTTCATTTTCAATGGCTGCCTTGTACTCTTCGTAGTTACCGTCTGTCTGATATTTCAGTTCAATAACTGCCAGTGTATCTAAATGCGTTTGTTCCAAGCTATCTAATTGTTCTTGAGCTATATTCCCCAACTCTTCACTGACAGACTTTACACTCGCGTAGGATAAGTCTCCGCCAAGTTCATATACCGTATTGTTAAGGTTCGCTTTATACTCAGCATTAGCAACCATAGAAAGCATCTGATTGACCTCTGACTGCAAATCATTGATTGTTTTCATTTCCTGTTCATCAATGACTCCATCAGCCAGTGCATCCAGCATCGTTTGCTTTAGCTCAGAGCCAAGCCGCTCCATTTCCCCAGAGGATTCAGAGAAATAGGTGTTTACAAATGCCGCCATTTCCGCCTTGATTCCATCATCGCTAAAGCCGATGTTGACAGCAAGCGCATAAGTTTCCCTCTGTGTATTTAAGAAGGATTGTGCGTCAGCGATCATAGAATCAAGACTGTTGCTCAATTCAGTATCTTCTACTTCAAATCCAACCGACACCTTCCAGATTAAGTAAGAAAACTCTTCGGAAGAGGCAAGGTATCTTTCAATCGCCTCTTTTGCGCCAGTCTTTGCCTCCACATACATATCCAGTTGGACAGAAAGAGGAGATGACATAATCCTTTCTGCCAGATCTTTGGCCTCTTCCACCGTCAGTTCAATTTCTCCGAACCGCTCTTTTATCTCATCATCTATTTGCCTCCGGTTATACCCTATAGTAATACTTGCGATAGCAACAGATAGTGCAGCGACGATACCGATTGTCCACCCAAGAGGTCCAGTCCCAAAGATAAGAAGTGATCCAGCAATCCCTAGCCCGGCTCCAATAGCTGTTTTTATGGCATTTTCAAGGTTCAGGCCATTGTATCCAATATCGTATCCACCTTGCCATTCAAGCGTAAATCCTGTAATTACAAGCCCGATACCCGCTGCAAGTTTGTCGATCTTGCTAAACTTCCCATTCTTAAGATCTTTGAACCAATTCAATACTTTAGGAGTAATTTTCCATGCAGCAAATCCAGCCCCAATAGAAAGGATTGGCCCCAAAATAGATTCCATCTGTTCTTTTATCTTAGATGCCTGTTCTTCCAACCCAGCTAAAAAGTCATACTCGGGAAGGTCGAGCCCCAAATCTCCTCCCATTCCGCCACCAGATCCACCACCGCCTCCAGAAGCAGTCGGCTCCAGAATGGTCAATTCATCAATTCCGAGCAACGCCTTTTTCATTTCTTTGGCCGCTCCAGTGGCCCCTTCAATGGCATCTTCCACCTCAGACGCCCCAGACGAAACACCATCTAATCCTGAATAGTCAATGGTCGGAAGTTCAAATCCAACCAAGACCGCTAGCGCCTGTATTGCATCTGTAATAACTTCTACAAATGCTTGAACATATGGAATGACCTGTTGTAAAAATGGGATCAGCAAATTTCCTAAAGCCCTGGATAACTGAGTTATCTGCTGATTTAGGATTCGCAAAGCATTGGCCGGCGTCTGAACAGTGCGGGCCATATCACCCATTACGTTCCCGCTTTGCTCCATAATTGCTAAATAACGGAGCTGGGATTTCTGTGCTTGGTTCATCGTATTTACACTCTGCTCAATTCCATGCGCATATGCCACTTCTTGCAGAGTAGCTACGTCAATTGCATAGCCGAGCCGTCGCAACGGCTCTATTTCGCCTGCAATGCCGGATTGCAGCTTTTCCATGGCTTCTTCAATTGAAATGTTGTAGAAGGAAGAAATGTCATAACCCAACTGCGTCAGGTTTTTTGACATAAGATTTGCTTTTTCTTCCATTACTCCAAAGCCGCCAGTTATTTGCTTAAAGACGCCCTGATTCCTGATCCATTCAGATGGGTCAATCCCAACAGCCTCTTTTACTGCTTCTGCATATTCTAGTGCGCTTTCCGCAGCATCTCCCATCGCAACGGTAAACAGGTTTAAATTTTCAACATAGTCATTGCTTTCTTTTACCCAATCAGAACTTACACGAGCAATCTGTTGAAAGATAACAGAATATATTCCAAACTTTGCCTGAGCGCTGCTGATTCCCGTCCCAAGCACTCCGAAGCTCTTTGCTGCTTTATTGTTCGAGGCGGCAAGTCCGGTATTGCTCTGGATGATCTTCTGAATCCTTATTGGGAAAGCTGAGAATCCATTAGATACCTTCTGCATCTCCGTTGCTAGCGGGCGTATAGCAGAGGCGACTTTGTTCATTTGTGATGCAAATTCTCCAAGGTCCGCTTTTTCTAGAGAGGCACTGATTTCCGGCAGCTTTTTGAGTGCATTGATGGTTGAGTTTAATCCACTGGATTTTTGGATGGATGACAAACTATTCAGTGCTGGCGCTATTTCTTTCAGCTTACCAATCCCTGTGTTGTTCAAGCTAGCCGCGGCCGATGCAAGAGCCTGCATCTGCTTAGAGACCGTAGTCAGACCCGCTCCGCCTTTAGCCGCTACTTTTAAGTTTGTCAGAGCGATAGCCAATGCGTCGATCTTTGCCGCCGCATCACTCGAAGTTGCCTCTATTTCAATTTGCAGACTATCAATGTCAACAGCCATAGTGCCACCACCTTTTTAAGTTCGGCACTTGGCACTGTGGCACTTGGCACTGAAAATATAAAGATCCCCGCTGCCTCCTTTATATTGAGATAGCGGGGACTTCGATTTATTTAGTTATCTTTTCAAGATTTCTAAAAAAATTTTACCCCCCGCCTATTTCTAAGCGGAGGGATTTAACTATCTTCAATCAATCAGTTCACATTCTATCCATGTTCCTGCACTCAAGCATTCTCCCTCAAATGTAATCTCGTCTCCAACGTCAATGGATTTAAGTGCCTCCTCTTGCTCTTTTTCAAATGATGCATAGAAAAAAACAATAGTATTATCTACTGTTGTTTCCATAGTAAGCGTTGCGCCACCAGACCAGTTCAAAAGGCCACCTGTAGCCATTCCATTGATTTTCGCAGTTATTTCGTATCTGTTATTTTTATACTTATCATCTGCTCTTAACTCGTTGCTCTTATACTCCCGATAAATCTCATCGAAAGTTACAACGTGTTCTATTTGGGGGATAAACCAGCGTCTTGTCTCCCCGCATATTTCGCACTTCTGATAGCTAACCCCTTGTTGCTCTTCAGTTGGCTCGTCTCGGCTTGTCTCAACCCAGAGATGTTCACAGATATTTTCTTCTTCGTTTTGCCCATCATCTTCTTGCTGAGATATAACATCATCCTCAAAAATTGCATTATTGGATGAATCAGACATCATCGAGAGTGCACCAATAAAAGAACATACAAAAATCATGCAAAATGAGAAAAGTGCAGACAAAAGGATTTTTTTCACTGGCTTCTTTCGTATCCATTTTATCAAAGATACAAGCAATAAAATTGGAGTTGCAATTATAGAAACAATAACAAAAAACACACAAATATTGCTTACCATTCTATCCCCTCCTCCCCCAAATCTTACCATAATTCGAGGGAGGAGGCAATCAAAATCTCCGCTATCTCAATATAAAGTTTTCAAGGTACAAACCGGAGAACTATCCGAATTTCTTTTGAGCAGATCTAGCCCAATTTCTGAAGAAAAGCTGTGCTTTCAAACGCTCGTTTTCAATCTCTTGACTTGATTCCAGCTTTGTCTTTTCTTCTCCTCTCATGGGATACGGCTCTGTTCTATAGGGAATAGGCTTCGTGCCCTTCTTTGCAAAGGCGTGGAGAACTGGCGCTACATCACAGAAGGCTTCATAAATGTACATTCCCATCATGTGGGCTGCCGCATTTGTCCTTCTTCGATTAAGCTTATCTGCCTCACGGAATCCCTCTACCATCCATACATCGCCATACCAATACTGTTCCCAAGTCATGCCGATGGACAGATAGTAGGGGCACTCCGCTTCAAATAGATCCGTGAAGGACTGTGGGCCTTTTACAGCTCCACAGTCACCTTCGCGTTTTTTACTGCATCCTCATCAGTGGCGATAAGATGTGTAAGAGCGGCCTGATTGTAAAGCTGCATCAGCCTCTCCAGCAGGGCAGTTGTCATACCTCCCATACCTTCCAGAAGATCATCGGTCTGGGACCGGGCCACATTCTTATGGTTCTTTCGGAACGCATAGTAGAACAGCTCCGGGATTCTGGTCACGGGGAAAACCGTCAGTTCGTCAACCTTGAATCCACGGTTCTCCGCAAACTTTACGCTCTCTCGAGTGAAGTCCAGTTCATAAACCGTTCCAGTATCATGGTCAGTTACACGGGCAGGGTTAACTCGGTCCTTCATATCAATAATCTTATCGCTCATGCCTTTTCCTCCTTAAACTTCTACAGTCTTACTTCTCGCGGACTTGAGGCTCATGGTCTCCAGATCAGTAGGCTTAGCCGCCCACTGAGGCGCTCCGGTCGGGGTGATGTAAAGGGTCGTCTCCAGTACAGCGGAGACTTCCATAGCAGGCATACCCATCGGGGAGGGCTGCCCGGTAAAATACAGGGCCTTAGTCAGACCAGGGATCACGATGCAGAACCAGGTGGCCTTATTATCGGCAGCCGCCGTATCATAGGCATCGACAACGCCCTCCCATTCCTCCATAGACTTTTCGGTCAGGTTTGCCGTAAAGGACAGCGCACCTCCAATATCCTTCAGACCCGGGATGTAGGTTTTCCATTCGGTTTCCGCCAGCGTGGTTGTCTCCAGGTTATCAGGCTCCGGGTTCAGTTCCGGGATACTCTTGATCTCAGTGATCTCTTCGTATCCCGTAGTAGGTCGAGTGCCCGCCGTGGCCTCAGCTGCATAAAAGAGCTTTACACCGGCAGTGCTTAGTTGGATTCCAGCCATAAAAATAGTACCTCCTAATTTTTTAGGGAGGCACTTGGCACAAAGGCACTCGGCACTGTCAGCCCTTTTAATTTGTGTAGATTCTAAAATTCTTGTCTGCTACGCCCTCATACCGGGCGACAATGCGGTAAATAGTGGCGTCCTGCAAGTTGGACACTGGATTGCACATGGTTCTTGTGAAACCCATCTTGGAAAACTCATTGTCGATGGTCTCCATGATATCCTTTGCCTCGGACTTTTTATATCCTACGCTGTTCGTGTAGACGTTTACCTCATACATCAGCGATACGGCGTTTTCCAGATTTGGAGCTGTCGTCCTCATTTTTTGAAGCACGCTGTTGTCGCTCTCAACAATGGTGACGGCCGGGAATTTTGCGGGGCTATCTACATATTCACCCGACACAAAAATTCCCTCATAAGTGGAACGAAGCGCACCCGCGATTTGGCTAAAAAGGAATGATTCAATGTCTATCAACGCATGACCTCCTTTGCCAGTGGCACAACCATGTTGCGTAGCATCTTAGCGGTCTCGTACATGTACGGTCGGCTCGGCATTCCCTTTGTCCAGTGGGCTTTTCCGTCTCGACCAATGTACCACCAGCCTAGTTCCCCATGCTCGTTCACATCGTATCTCCATCCAGCAATCGCAATCTCTGGATGCGGGTTCTGTGCTCCAACGATGCCCGTTCCGAACTCACAGAAGATAGAGTGTGTAGCTGTGGACACAACAAATCCAATCTTTCCTTTGTACTGACTTTCAATGCCGCGCATCAGTTCTCCAGTGTCATAGATCTCCATATAGGATGCATTCAATTGGGCCAAGGATACACCTTGCTCTGTGAGCCTTCTCACCAAATCATCAGCGGCTTTTTCAACCTTCTTCTGATACGCCTTGACTTCCTTCAACGCTTGGTTGATCGAGTTCGTGCTCAGCTTCAGTTTGATTTTGGGCACTTAGCATCGCCGCCTCAATCTCTGCTTTTCTATCAAACAGTTTTTGTTCCGCTTCGTATTCAGATACAGATACCTTTTTGATAGCGTACTGAACACTGTTCTTCCAAACTGCCTTTTTCTTGACGATATGAGTATACGGGCCGTCAGTATCGGCCCCATCTACCCACAGTACGGAGTTTTCATCGATAGGGCAATTTGGATCGGCTGTGGTCATGGTCCGATCGTAATCTTCCAAAGAGCCAAACTGCTCCACTTCGGAATTTCCCTTGTTTGGGGAGACACACAGCATAGCAGATTTCAAGGCGCTGTAAATGGGAAGATAACTTCCTAACGAGTTCCCGTATTCATCCACAAGCTCTTCCATTCCGATAAGGTTCTTGAAGAAAATCGGTTGCGTATTTGCTGCAAAATTGCGGAAGATAATCGCCCCCCTACTGCATGGTCTTTGCGAGCGGTGTCACTTCTAACAGGAGTTCTTGCGGAATACCCTCGGAGCCATAAGACCTGGACACGCCGTTTTCCGTGTGAGCAGTTTCAAATTCGCCGCCCTGCTTGTTGTAAATTGCAAGAGCCACCCGGAACTGCAAATCCAGATACCGGCTCTCTAGCTCGTCAGGCCAATCCTGAAACGGATATCTCCGGGCCATGATTGCTGATTTTGCACTCTCCAGGCAGTCCTCCAGGATGGCCTCGTCCGGCTCATTCGTGCGGAGCTTCAGCCTCGCCAGATTGTCCATTGTCCGCCCTCCTAGATCTGCTCGGCTTTTTAGGTACGGCGGGAGGCGGCGTCGGTTCATCCAACACCGTCCCATGCCGCTTCATCATATCCGCGTCGTCGGCCTTGATGGAAACCTGTGCGCCGGCCTCATAAAACCGGCCTCCATAGCACACGCGGTAATTTGGAATAAACTTCATGCTGCCTCCCGCTTTTCTTAACTCTCGAATGTAGCACCAGAGAAGTTGAACTTAACAACACTCTGGTTGTCTACCAGCACTTCAAATGTGTCACTCTTTGTTACCCGGAAAATAATATCCGGATCAAATGCAATGTCCTGCTTGGTCGGAGAACCGTTTTTCTTAAAGGTCATCTTGGTCCCGGCCTTGGTCAAGTGGAACGGGAAGTAATAACCTTCCTGCTCGTCAGGCTCGGAACTGAACTCGGTATATCCTGTTACATGATGGAATGTACCGACCACAGAGCCATCAGCCTTGACCGTCAGGTCATCTCCTACCAGCTCGGACACCTGCTTCCCCAATAGGGTCTGACTGCCGGGGAAAAGGGTTAGAGTGTCAGGCCCAATCATTCCCCCAGGACGTTGAGCACAGCCACCTCGTCCATACGCTCGAAGGAGGGCAGAACGATTTCAGACGCAAAAGTGTTGATGTTTACAGGATGCTCCTGAAGAATACGGGTAATTGCGACGCCGGTATTCACAATGGAAACCTCTGCGCTGGACGCTCCGCGCAGATCCGCCTCTTCCGGAGTGGTTCCATACCAAGTACCACCGAGCGCACCGTCAGGAATCAGGCACACATAGCCATTAGGCACAAACGCATGTGCAACCTTACTCTCATCCCGGAACTGCTTGTCATAAATCGCAATACGGAGACCGGACGTGGACTCCACAACAGCCTTTACCTCAGAATCAGTTAGGTATCCAAGTGTAAGGCCATTAGTGCTCATATACCGCTTCATAATGGCATCGGTTTTAGCCATTAGATTAAAAGTATAGGAGTTCATAATAGCAACCGTCAGTTCAGTGCCAGTCTTAGAACGGATAGCGTCTTTGACAGTCTTAAACGCCGCAAACGGGTCAGCCGTAGAGGGCTTGTCCCAAGTGGCTGTATCAGTCAGAGCGGTGTAGTTAGAGGTCTTCCAGGAGCCGTCCGTATCATACTTGTAGGTATAGTTCACGCCGTTTGCCTTGATCGCAATACCCACATCGCCGCCTTCCGGGAACAGCAGCTGCATAATCATGCGCTCAGGAACAACGTTCGCGCCGTCAATCAGGTCACGGGTATCGTCAAATACACGGGCAATCACCTCGGCAGCATAGGGGTCGCTAGACTCCTGTACCCGTAGCATCTCTTGGCGGTCCTTTTCTTTGATTTTGTAGCCCTCGCGAAAAAAAGGCATCTCGGTCTCCAGTTTCTCAAATCCAATCCGATCACGGAAGGTCGCTTTCGCGTCGAATGTGGAAGGCATCAGAGAGACAGGCAGCCCACGGGAGCCTTTCAGCCAGGACAAGTCAAGACCAGCCTTCTTGCGGGCGGGGAACAGCGTAGCGCCCAAGTAGGGAATCTGATTGGATGCAACCTCAGTCCAGTTCGCCGCAATCGCAGCGGGAGTAAAAACTTCTCTCAAATCCATTATGTATCCCTCCTTACTCGTTCACACCAATGTTGTCACGCAGAATAATACCGGGCACAGCAAAAGTATCATCCAGCGTAATGCTCGCATGGGACTCGACTTTCTTCTTGTCCACAACTCCCTGTACCAGCAGAGCGCCATTGGGATTCTCGGTCGGGTCCACATCGTACAGCAGCATACCCACAGCGGTAGCATAAGAGGTGGTCGCCACCTTTTTGCCCGCAGCGGTCATAGGCATACCGGCAGGGACAGCAGCGGCTTCCGTGACACAAATGGGAATCGCAACAAAATCGTCAGCGGCCAGAATCTCAATGGTGCCGCCAACAGAAGTCTTGGTAAACTTCATCTGTTTCTCTCCTTTTCAATTAGAAATAGTGTTTCAAACCTTCGTTTGCGTTTTTGAGGGCATCGGCCCGCTGTTTGCCCAGCTTCTTGGCAAACTCCACGGCCTCGTCCTTCTCTTCGTTTCCACCCCCAGCACCAGCAGGCTTGGGGTCCTGCTTTACCAGATCAGCCCGCAGCTTCTTTTCATAAGCGGCGTTGGCTTTCTGCTGGTTGGCAAAGACCACATCCATCTTGCCATCAAACAGGGCTTCCGCCGTCTCACGGGCCAGTTTTTCATCATAGCCTGGCATGGCGATATAGCGGGCGGTATGCTCGGCAATGGTGGACTTTCGCAGCAGTTCGGTGTACTTTTCCTCCAGCGCCTTGCGGTCAGCGTCAGCCTGCGCCTTTGCGGCCTCGTCATCTGTCATCTTAGACTTGAGCTGCTTTTTCAGTTCAGCGGCCTCGGTGGCATATTTATCCGCCGTATCTTTCGACACATACAAAGACAAATCCACCTTCTCAGGAATTTCAGCCTTCAGAAGTGCATCAACCTTCTGTTCAGCCGTCATCCCGTCAAAGCCCTCAATCGTGCTGGTATCAATGGTGGCCATAATCAATTCTCCTTTGCGCTTATAGTCATCTCCGACTTATTCTTGCGTTTGATTATTCTCACTTCTCTGTGAGCCTGCGAAATTTCTTTGATGAGCGGATTCTCTTCCCCTCATATTTAACTGGCATATCGCCAGATAAATCCATGAGCCGTTTTCCTATTCCCTCTGCAACACTCAGAAATGCCCCAATCGCTCATTTTTGTTTCAACATGGATCGTCCTTGAGTTTGGCCATCGTTTAATGAAGTTACCATCTTTGTCGAATTGGTCTACTTTCAAATTAAGCCGTCTTCCATATTTGGCAGTTTGTCTCTTTTCTTTATATCTTTCTGGATGCCTCTCCAATGAATATCGGATGTTGTATTTTTGGTCACACCATTCAAGGTTTTCTACGGCATTGTTTTTCGGGTTTTCGTCTTTATGATTTATCTGTGGCAGGTTTTCTGGGTTTGGTATAAACGCAAGTGCAACCAGCCGATGAATGAGCATACACTTTCTTTTCCCTCCATCAAGCAACTCCACCCAAAGTCTCCCACTGTTATTACACTTTGGTGTAAGTTTTCTCGCGTATCCTCTTCCTGCATAATTAAGGCTCATTACATTGCCCAAATTGCTTATTTGGTATTTCCCCTCGTACCCATCAATATCTTTCCAGATTTCTTCCATCAACTATCGCCTCCAATAGTCAGCCTTGTTGAATGAACAGGCGGCAGGTGGCAAGGCACTCCACTTTTCTCCCCGTCGGGATAGCCGCCCGTTTATTCATTTGTTGTTTACCGGTTCAAATACGCACCTACACCGCCTATGTTTCGGCGGTATCGAATTGATGGAGTACACCTTTCCGTTTCGTTCCCGGCAGATTTCGCACACCTTTCCGTCCCCGACAGTCACCCAACGCACCTTCTTCACACCAGCGTCACGATATGCTTTCAGCGTAGATTCATCGGTCACGATGTCCCCATATGTAGCGGTCAGGTCAGCCCAGTAATGCAGCCCCCGCCGGAACTCTGTCACCTTGGCCGTGCTGGAATTGATGCCCTCAGCGGTGTACTGCCTTTTTCGGTCAACATCGTTGTCGTAGATGACCTTCGTAACAGCCGAATAACCCGCCAGCAACGCCAGCAGCCACGCTAAATCAGGCGGTTCCTCTCCGTGCGGTTCGGCCTCCTGATACCGCTCTTGCGCCAGTTCAAGAAAGATTTCCTGATTGTCACGGGCGAGGTTTTGATATAATGTACGAGTGACTTCCAGGACCGACAGTTCATCAAATCCTTTTTGCGCCGCTTCATCTTTTGCGTCCTCAAACCGCTTGACTGCTCGGCTGTTCAGGAGGTCTATTGCTTTGTCCGCCAGTCTGTACGGATTCGTTTCTGTTGGCATTCAGTTCATCCCTCAAACTCCGCTCCATTTTGCGTTGCTGTTCTTCTGCATATTCCATGCTGATCCTGTATGCGTCCTCTGGGTCGCTGAATAGCCCGCTGTACTGGAACGCCAACTTCGGATGAATCTTGCTGTTGTTCAGCATCTCCGCCAGCACTTGCGCCTTGGACTGGATGTTGGACAGGTTCTTGCGGGTGAACTCCGGCTTTATATCAGACAGTTGCAATCCCAAATCGCCAGTCTCCCGGCAGATATACAGAACCAGCCGCAGGAACTCCCGCTCCGACCGCTCCCATGTCTTTTCCGTGTCCTTGGCCCGACTCTCGGCAGCAGACCAGCCGTCCCGGTAAATGACTGCCTGTCCGGTGTCACTGGTGGAGGAGCCTCCGTTCCGGTTCGGCATTCCGCAGATGGTCAGGTATGCGTCCTCCAGATCATCAACAATGGTCTGCGTGTTGGTCTGGTTCAGCTCAGAGGCAATGCGGTAGACCTTGGCCTCCATGCCGGGCTGAACACTCTTAATAGTAATTGCCATTCCGCCCTTTGCCAGTTCCTTGTATTGGCCGTCCTCTAACTCGCAGTTCTGGAATACATCAAAGGCGTTGACAAAATCCTGAATACTGTCAAGACGGTTGGATTCAATCATGTTGATGGCATTCAGGATAGGGATGACCGGCTCAAACGCCCCCATGCGGGCATCGTTATTCACATACTCTACAATGGGGATGTAGGGGATGGTACGGGCTTCCTGCTTAGTGATCTGACCGTTCTGCACCTCGAAATACCATTCAGGGGTGTACACGCAGAAGTATGGCTGGCCCTCCTCGTCTACCTGTTCCAGAACACCAGCGACCTTTTTCTGCCCTACGCCGCTATGGTAAATGCAGAACGCCGCTCGCGGGTCGAGTGTGTAGATGGATGCCGGGGAACCGTCCCCCTCACCAGCTTTGTCAGGGAGTACCATGCGTACCGCTATGCCGCAAATGTGCATCCAGTCCGCTAATTCCTTGTCCAGTGTGTCCTTGCTTTCAGAGCGCATATACTCATTGAGCGTGTTCACACTGACAGAAACATCATCCTTTCCACCGTTAGACACATAACGAATTGGCCCGTCCAGCAGATAAGCCGTCTTGAAGGTTACGATCTCGTTTGCCCGGTTTATCATGACCTTGTTGTTGATTTCCGGGCGGACGATTTTATCTTTCAGTCGAATATCCTGTTTCCCTTTGTAAAAGTCATACAAGTAGACTGTTTCCACTCTATTGATCCTGTGTACTGCCAGCGCTTTGCCCAGCACCTCTACCACATTTTCCGGGGTGACTTTCTTTTTTGCCGTGTAGATTTTGCGCCGACCCGTCAAACCATTGACCGGCCACTCAGATATAGCTCGAACAGTATCGTTTTCAGTCACTCCGTCACCCCCAGAATAATAAAAAATGCCGACCAACTACCGAGGATTCCTCGGTAACTGATCGGCACTTGGCACGCTTCGTCCAGGCATTGCCCGGAGGCACTTGGCACTAAACTATTTAAAAGAGTTAATCAATCTTTTTGGTGTTTTTATTTGTGATCTTCCGTTCTCAGCTCTCCGTTTCGGCGCCTCACAGATGACTATCAGTCTCCCAAATCTTTTCCCAGTAAGATCAATAAATCTCCCCATTTTATCCTCCGAAAGGTTAATATATTCCCCTTTCATAATCTGGATTTCCTTTGCCAGACAAAACAATTTTCACATTTTTGTGGCACGCCTTACACCAGGGATGTATGATTCCTCGTGCGTCCTTGTCCACCTGCATCAACAGCCGCCCTTTTCCATGATTGATGCCAGCAGCGGCACAGACCGGACAATAAATGTCAATCTTCATTCAGTTGGGCGACTCCTTTCTAATTCTGGTGGACCATCTTGGAATCGAACCAAGACCAAGCCCTTATGAGGGGCCCGCCCGACCATCGGGCCAATGGTCCATATATACCCCTTTCGGGGTATGCTGCGGGTTTGGTCAGGCTTTCCGCGGGCCTGTTTGAGCGGGTGAGGATTTGCACCTCACATAGAGCCACATCCTGGGTCCCGACATCTTTAGCATGTTCGGGAAGCTCCTTATCCCTTGAAGCGTCTACTCTTGCCCGCCCCGCACAGGGGGCATTTATGGGTCTTACCACCCGCCGTAGGGTGTCTATTCCGCCACCGCTCAATGGTGCCACCGCCCGCCTCGTGCGGCGAGGAGAGGCATAAGTGCCCGCCCTGCTGGTGGCACAGCAGAGCAGGCGGAGGAAACGGGGTCGGCTTCGCGGGCGGACACCACTTCCACTGGAGCCGAGAGGCGATATTGAGCCGCCACGACCTCGCCGCCGTTCCCATGGCTACGGTCCGGCCTTCTGCTACAGCACTCGGCATATATCGGCATACTTTCTCAGGCTCACGAAGTCCCGTTGCGGTATGCCAGCGCGCCGCGCTCCTGATCGGCTTGCCTGCTTTGCTCACAGCAGCTCAGGTTTCCTATCGCGTTTTGCCTGCGTCCGTCTTCCACGGATGGGAGCGACCCAATATAGGCGGATTCCGTCTCTACACGCTCCGTCGGGCGCAGCCGCTTTACAAGTGTCGGCACACTCAGTGGCCGTCATAGTACCACCGCTTCCGCCTCTATGACAGGCGGGCGCCGTTACCCTTCTCCGGTGCATAACTGACGCTCTAAGCCTCCGGTATAGTGTCTTTCCACAGTCATAGGAACCTGCAAGATTCGAACTTGCGATCTCTACCCCTTTCGGTTAAGCGACGGATTCCGCCCCGTCCCAGATTCCGCATGCCCCCGTCTTTCCGGGGTGTCAGCTCCTTGGCCTTTGGAGCAAAAGACGTTGTTGTTTGGCTGGTCACAGTTTTCCTCTATGGCCTGCCGTCCGGTGTCGTCCCGGACTTCTCGCCTTACACACCAGGCTGGTTGCCGCATGGAGGGGGCGACCCTCCGGCCCGGATTCTTGGGCTGATTCACTCGTGCGGCATATATCCCACACAGTAGGGGCAGCGGCACCATCGCCGCCACCCCATCCGTGTGAAGGAGGTGAGAAAAAAGATGGTGGACAGGTGGTAGGAATCTACCTACCAGTTTTATTATATCACAATATATAGTGATTATCAATAGTTTATGCACAATATTTTGTATTTTAAAACGGACGCCGGAATACCTCTACCTTGTTTCCTTCAAGTTGCTGGACGTACTCGGCAAAAAGGCTCCACGCATCTGGGACATCATCATTTCGATTCTTACCAGCCATCGTGTACCCACAAAGGAAATTTATCATTCTCCTGTATTCTTTATCTTTTTTTATGACAGAGTTATCCTTAAACAAAACACGGTCTTTGATAAATGGGCTGTTGACTATGATCCGTGTCTCTTTGTTTGATGTAGTATATTTTGTTGTTATTTTTGCGATTCCCCCGGATTCTTTCACTTCTTTTTGAACTTTTTCTGCTATTTTACCACCAGCGCTGTTACTTTCAAACTGGCCCATCTGAGCCTTGTGCTGAAGGAGCTTTGACACCAGACGTGCCTCTACGACCTCTGGATTGCTGTTGTCACATACCACATCTTCGCAGTAGAAGTCATTCCCATATTGATAGCAGATTGGCATCACGCAATAATCGGTTCCCTTGTCTTTCGTATCACAGACAAACAAGATTGCATCTGGTTTTCCATCAGGAAGCTCAAAGTACCGTCGCAGCTCATCCTCATTGTAGAGCTGTCCTTCACGCTCAATGGGCTGAGTCATGTATAGTGCCCGCCAGGAAGCATCGTCCATAACATCTCTCTGATTGTGATAAAATGCCGTGGTAAACCCGAGCCCATACGGATAATCAAAATTACTCTCATCGTTTTCATCCAGAGCAGGTAGGTGGATAAACTCTGCCAATGGATCATTTGTATGCGTCAGTTCAAGCCGGTCAATGGGGTCATGCAGAGTCCATGGAGTTTGAACAAGGAGCTGGACACAATCGCCAATCATTCTCTGCATGAGATCTGTATAATACTGCTGCCAGAGTTTATCCATACGCTCCTTGCTCATTGCTGATTCGATATCCGGAACAAGGTCATCTGCTACCAGGAGATTGGAAGCACGCACCTTACCGGCGTTTCCCGAGCCGATAGACGAGAACTCGAATGTCTCAAATCGTTTCCTGCTACCAAGGTCAAGCCGCATATCCTGAGCATTTGTCTTTACCACGCCTATGCCCGGAAATATATCGTGCCACAGATATTCTCCCTTCGGGTCGAGCATCCGCCCGACTTCCTCATACGCCCCGCGCAGGAATGAATTACTGTGAGATCCCATCAGACTGCTGAGCTCCGGATGCTTGAGTCCCGTCCAAACCATGAACATCAGCTCGATGGTTGTCTTTCCGATTCCGGGCGGTGCCATGACACCCAGTATGCGTATATTTCGCTCCTCAAGGCGCTGCATGGCCTGCACGATAGGTAATAGCTGCTTTCGGCGTGGCATATAGAATTTTTTCTTTGGTTCCCGGTTCCATTCAGCGTATCGAATCGCCGCGTCAAAATCATACGGTGCATCAAACAGCAGGCTCCGCTTGTTCAGTTCAAACATCTTCGCGTCCGTCCGCTCCGCAGCATACTTGGCCGACAGGCGGCGGATTTCCTTGTTCCGCTCATGGGCCAGCGTAAAATTTTCTGGCTCCAGCAGCCTAATTGAATCAAACGCATCAGACAGCGCAGATGGGTCAGACAAGTCCCTCTGAAATGCCCTCGCCACTAACTCCCGAATTTCCATGAAAAAAGTGCCTCCTATCCCGTAAGATAAAAGGCACTTGGCACTGTTCGCTCCGCAAGGGAGAGGCACTTGGCACTATAATTATTCAATCCTCCGCCGGTTCAGGCCACGGCATCCAGTGAGTTACCTTTGACCCAGCAAATCGGCCAGATGCCCACCCACATGCAAGTCCGTCATCTTCCCAAACCTCATAAATACCGTTGTGCCATCTTGCCTGTGTCTCCCACACATATCTATGCTTATCTATCCAACTTTCAATCGTGATAAGAATTGGTTCCCCGTCCGGTGGCATTGTCTCAGGCGTTACTTTGATCCAGTCCATCATGTTCCCTCCAATTATGCAGCAAGCCGGAAGCATCCATTCAGACACCTCCGGCTTACTCTGGATATTTGGCAGGGCGGCGTATCCTGCATCTCAGGTTCCCTTGCGGCGTGTCAGCACTCACGCATCTCCAACTAGGGCGACGGCTGCTTCTTCCGTCCTCATACAAGGGAGTGTCGGGAGCCATTTCCGACCTCAAATACCATCCTGTGTCTGATTATATGTTCTTTTTCATTGATTTGTCAACCAGAAAAAATCTGCTTACTTGTGTTGACTTTTTCCGATCTCTCGCATATACTATAGACAGATAGGAAACTATCTCAAATGTTTGCCGCTACTCGATATGCGGCCAATAAAAGGTCGAGTTCAAATGTCTGTTGCTACTCGGCAAGCAACTAAAATATGGCCGAGTTCAAATGCTTGGAACGGCTCTATTCTTCGGGGTAGAGCCGTTTCCTATTCCAAGGAGAGATAGAGAAATGAATGTAGGGCATTTCTACTTTTTAAGTGACAAATACTTTATTGATTTCCCGGACAAGTATCTCATGCAAAATCATGAAATGGTCAACGGTGTTCCACATAACCGCCCGTGTTTTTACGCTTTCGAAGACGAAAAGACCGGCCTTTATTGGATGATACCTTTTTCATCAAGAACGGCAAAATTCCATCAAATATATCAGCATAAAATTCAGAAGCACGGTCAATGCGATACAATCCTTTTCGGGGACGTACTTGGTTACGAAAAGGCATTCCTTATACAAAATATGTGCCCAGTTTCTCCAAAGTACATTCAGAACGAGTACATAGATTCTGCATCTTCCACTCCTGTTCGGCTTAACGGAGCATTTGAGCAGATCCTTGTCCAGAAAGCCAAAAAAGTTCTGGCTTTGCAGCGAAAAGGAATTAAGCTGATCTTCCCCGACGTTCTCCATATCGAACAAGAACTCCTAAAATAATTTCTCAATCACGCCACTCCAAAAAGGGGTGGCTTTTTTGTTTTGCGCGGATTTTTCACTTTACAACATCCACTGCGCCCTTCAGCATATTGGCCGCCTTACGCATAAACCTGTTTTCTTCCAGATACTCCAATCCAATAATCGTGATCTCTGGGCAAATCGGCTCCGTAATATGCCGCTTCATATCTCCCAGGTTCTTCGTCACAACAATTCCCTTAATGTACCCGCTGTCCTGCATCATAATCAAAATCTGTTCCCAACGCTCACGGGTTACACCCAGTCGAAACGGGCTGATCGTCTCAACATCAAACTCCTCACAGTCAAGTGCCGCTTCCAAGTACCTCAATATCCGATATATGACCTTGAAGTTGTTCATTGTTTCGCTCCTTTTTACCGTTTCGAAGTTTTGGGCCCCCTTGCAATCTCAGGAGGCACATGATACAATCTCTGTATCAGCACCATCCTTTGGTGTTTGACCATCAGATCGACTTGTACTTTTAGCGGAGGGCAAGTCGATCTTCTTTTTTTGCTCATACCAATAGGTCTTACTTACTCCAAGCCGCCGACAAGCCGCCCTGACCGTTTCTCCATCAAGCAAAACGCACTCCACATCTTTCTCCGGCCTGCCGAACTTCACCCCCTTCGCCTTTGCTGCCGCTATCCCTTCCTTCTGCCTCTGCTTGATGTTGACTCTCTCATTCTCTGCCACAAAGGATAGAACTTGCAGCACAATGTCACTCAAAAAGGTTCCAAGCAGGTCTTTGCCCCGGCGGGTGTCCAACAAGGGCATATCAAGCACTACAATGTCTATCCCCTTCTCCTTCGTCAGTACCCGCCACTGTTCCAAAATTTCATCGTAGTTCCTGCCAAGACGGTCTATGCTCTTTACATAGAGTAGATCGTCCTTTTTTAATTTTTCAAGCATTTTTTGATATTCAGGTCTGTCAAAATCTTTCCCGCTCTGCTTATCAGCAAATACTTCATCCACATCAAGCCCCTTGATAGCCTCCCATTGACGGTCAAGGTTTTGGTCTTTCGTGGATACTCGAATGTAGGCGTACTTCATTTCTCTCGTTCCCTCCCTTCAATCTCAATCTGCTTATTCGGCCTTGCTCCAACTCGTCTCTTCGGTTGTATTGTAATTTCATACTCCAATATCTCGCAAATCTGATAAAGGGTATCAACTGTGATGTTCCCGCGCTTTAGCATCTGGCTAATCGCGTTCTGCTTTACGCCCAGTTTGTCAGCCAGCCATCCCTTTGTTTTGCCCTCTTGTTTAAGCAGAGCCTCAATGGCCTCTTTCTGCGTCATCTCTCCATCACCTCACTTTGCAGTGATTATACACTTTAGAGTGAATTATGTCAAGCCTTTTTTCTGAAAAATTTACTGACAGGACTTACCTACTTATCTTATCTCGCAGAATATCCCCCGCTGGTGTCCCGATATGCGTCCGAAAAGGTAGGATTAAACGGACACATGGACGAAAGAAAAATAAATCACCAAAAAGTGAAAATAAGTATTGACATAATCACTTGAAAGTGATATATTATAATCACAGCAAGGGAAACCGCGCTGAATCTACCGGGCAGGAGGTAAACGAAATGGAGCTTGATAGCATGACCCAGACCGAGTTAGCATCCTATCTTGAAACTCTGGCCAAGCTGGTAGAGGCCACGGCCAAAGATCCGCAGGACGCGGCCCGCATCATCCGAGAAGCCATTCCCAAGCAGTAAAAAAATAGGCTCCCCGCAGCCTACCACAGCACAGGGAGCCTAAAGAACCAAAACGGAGGCGGTTAGAGCCTGCCATCTGGCCGCCTCCACTATAACACAACCGGCAGGGAAAAGCAATAGCCGGAGGGGCCGCCCTCCATGACAAGGAGGAAAACATAAATGAAAAACACTGCAACGAAAGAATACACGATCCGCGATATTGAAGCGTTGACAGAGGAGCAAGCCGCAGCAATGGCTATTGAGACCGCCTCCGTCAAGGGGCATCAAGTCTATTTTGTGGACTTTGGCGGCTATTTCGGATATTCCGTGCTTGTGTTCGCAGACGGCCACCACATCAAATATGCAAATGATTATGAGTTGCACCATAAGGACAAGAGCCGCGACGAACTCCAGGAATTTTACCTTAGCAGCCTCAGCCGGAAACTATTTACAGCCGACGAAATGGAAACCGTAAGTGACTACCAGGACAAGCAAGCGAAAGAATACTACATTCGCAATTACTACGGACTGCGCCGGGATCATATTTCCATGTTTTTCTGTGGCCCCGATAAGGAGCGGGAAAAACTGAGAAGGAAAACCGAAAAAATGATTTTTAGCCCCGTTTTCCTTGCGTTCTACGACAAAAAAGACGCTGATTTTGTGAATAGCGGAGAAGAATTGCTTGCCATGCTTGAAAAGGCGGAACCCGAACGCGACAACGCGGAATACTGGAAAAATGCATTTCTCCGCGAGATGTTTAATCACGAATACGGTATAAACTGGCAAGCTGATTTTGACGTGTGCTCTTGTTTCGGTAACTGCTCCGGCGTGTCCGATATCGACGATATAAACGCGCTTTTCGCCGCCTGCAACTTTAGCGACGTACAGCGGGACGCATACATGGCCGCACGGCGCGAATATAGCAAGCAGAGCGCCGAACTTTACTGAATGGAGGACCGCACAATGAAACTTGTAAGCATTGTATTTGACAAGGCCGCCAGCGAATACAAGCTATATTATAAGGACGAGGAAACCGGAAATCCCTATCACATCACAGCAAATCACCTGTTAGACAAAGAGAAACTTTGGGCCAGAGATGCAGACAGGAAATACCGTGCGCGTTCAGTCCGTCGAGCCGTTGAAAAAGTAGCCTCTCATGCAGTGGAATATTTATAAAAGCCCCGGCCACTACTCGCAATAGTGACCAAGGAGAGAAGGGAGAAATTCATGATTAGTCAAAACGATATCGAATATTTGCAAGACATGGTGCAGCGTGGCGAAATGTCAGCCGCAGACGCAAATGTGGAGATGGTGCTAACCGCCCGCGTGAAAATTATTCGTGGTAAACTCCCCAAGGATGTTAGAATCACTTTAAATGAAGCGGTAAAGGCCGGAATCCTGGCGCATATGCCAAGAAACAAGTATTTGCCGGAATGCTACTATCACCCCAAATTTGATTATCTGGCACGGGCCGAACGGGGCAAAATTGCAGAAGAAACAATATCCGCTATTAAAAAAATTGCAAAATAAATCCCGCCTGACCTCTCGCAAAGGCCAGACGGGCAAGCGACGGCCGGGAAATCACCCGCTTTTGACCCACCCGCCGGAGAATGGAGGAAATAAAAATGCTTAACATGCACACCCCAGACGATTGGAGCCGGATAGATTGCAGCCAATGCCCAGAGCGCCACATGTGCGATCAGGTACAATATGATTGCCCGCTTGATGATCCGCCGCTGTTCCCACAAAGCGCCGAGGAGGTGACCCCCGCTTGATTATTCTGTTTATCTTGCTTCTCCCGCTTATGATTATCTGGGAGACGGCGAAAAAATCTTGAATACCACCAGCGCCCGCCCTGGGCTTTCCTGGGGCGGGTTTTCTTTTTCCCGTGTTTCCTATACCCTCCAATAGCTTCCCGCCGCTTGCGTGGCATCCTATGGCCTCTAGGCGGCATTTTTGTGCCCGTGTCCAGCGGGGCAGGGGAGAGGCAAAAAAGTAAAACCTCCGTAAAGGCCATTTACAGGCCCGTAGAGCGGCTTTTAGCGTCTGGAAGTATCCCTATACTCCCGCGACCCTAAACGGCCTACAGCGTCCCACAGAGCGGCCAGCAGGTCATAAAGCAACCCCGGCCCACTCCGCTAGGAGCAAGCCGGGTCGTTGTCATTTGTTCCGGGCCAGGGAGAGGACGGCGCAGCGCTCCGCCATCGCATCCCACCAGGCGCAGCGGGGGCCGTCACACTGCCCGCCGATATACTCCACGCGGGGCGGCTCGCCATCAGTGCGGCACTTTATCGCGCCAACCCTCAGTATTGCGTCCAGATCGGGCGGCTCAGTAGCTTTGAGCGGGCACAGCTTCCCGCGCGAGAGTCTGTCATAGTCGATAGCCATTGGCGAATCTTCAGCCATAGTCGTTTGATAGTCGATGGAATCTGTGCCATAGTCGCTACCATAGTCGATAGTCGTTGCCATAGTCGCTATTCCTCCACCACCACAGACCCGGCGATCCGCTCTTCAAGCTGCTTTTGGTCGGGAGAGTCGCCGAGGGGTTGATTTGGTGTCAGGACGACCTCTTGCTGATCCTTCATGCCGAAATAGTTCTTTGCCCTAAAAATGTAAACAACGGGGTTAATTTTGCCCTCTGTGACCATTTCAGACTCAAAAGATGCAATAAATCCTTTGGCTTTTTTAATGAGGTCCATGCGCACAGAGCTGCACCCAATCCCATTTTCCCAGTTCCAAACCGTCTGCTTGATAGTCCCTAATGCCATGACCATCTTCTCAACAGTAGGCAACTGTCCTGTTTTTTGGCAGGTGTCAAAGAACTCATATAGTCGCTCTCTGCACTCTTCATCGGATTTAACAATGGGTCTATCATAGAACATCATACAGTTACCCATGCAGCGGGATATATCTTCTGCCTTTGCTCCAGATATGACGCTTGGAAAGTTCTCTTTGCCTCCACGGCCCCTTGCCTTTACGATAGTTTTCCCTTGCTCCATAGTCGTATCATTCTTGCTCAGAGTTGTCACCTTCCTTCGCAAACCCAAACCTCTCTCTCGCTCTCTTTGCCATGTTTTCACGCTGTTCGTCCGATAGTTTCTTTGGGGCGCGGACTTTAATCCACTTCTTTGGGAAAGTATATTCCCTCATTCCTTCACCACTTCTAAGTAAAGTAATTTCTTTGTGTTTTTCGGCAAGTGCATCTAAGCGGCGGATCAGGGCACGGTCCATCGTGTAGCATGAGGCAAGAGGCTCTTCCTGATTGTAGTTGTAGATAGTTTCCATTTCATATTTTGTTAAGTCCAATGTTCGTTCCTCCATTCGAGAAAGGACATCTTCTTGAAAATCATAGTCGCCACAATGTATCTGATAGTCCCTGAGTTAGTCAGGAAGTAAAGTTTTGATAGTGTAGGAGAGATGTCTTTGAAGTAAGGCTCCCATGTAGGATTACTATATTTCATTTTACTTATATATCCCCTTTATATCATAATATAAAACCAGCAGCTTGTCAAGCCTCAAATGCTTTCTTTGTTATTTCTAAGATCTGTTCTGCCGTATATTTATTTGTTCCGTTATCTGGCTCGATCCCATCCATTGCAAAGATGCCCATTTTGTGATACATTGTCGCGCTGTTTGAACTAATGACAAAATATGTATCGTGCGGATAGTTCTCCTGAAGCCACTTAATCGTATTTTTTATCAAAGGATAGATTTCATTGTACTGCATAATTTACCTCCTCAGCCTCTCCGGGAACTCGTTCAAGGGCTATCCCTCCTCGCCCTGGGAGTATAGATTCGATTGGCAGTGCTCTTCTCAGCTTTCCGCACATCACCCAGGAGTCGTTCAAGGCTTTTGATTGTTGGGCGGTTTTGGTCTATCCAATCAAGCACCGGGGCCGTCTCACTCATAGTGTCTTTTGCAGCCCGTCTTTTCTGGCGAACTCCTCTCATCTCCTTCGATAGACGAGCAAAGTCGTGATAGTCATGATCCTGAAGCTCCAAGCTATGTAGGATATCCTGAGTCTCATTATTTGCTTCCTGCTCGTTCACTTCGGACATATGGTATCGTTGCTCGGTTTCTCGTAGATAGGAGAGAAATGTTTCTATTCCTTGGCTGGTCAAAGGCTATCCCTCCTCACGCTGTCCGCCCTCCCCGTCGTGGATGGAGCTCTCCATCTCAATCAAAAACGCCGCGTTTGTAGCCAAATGCCACAGGTGAGGCAGGCCGCTTTCCTGATCGCACTTTTCACCCTTGAGATAGGCCAGCCAGTGTCGGTAGAGAGCGTCACGGTAACGTTGCGGCTCCACTTTCCGCCAATTCTCAGAATCATGGTACTTTTCGTTTCCGTACATGCGGACCGCTGTCACAGCATCAATCAGGCTGACGGGAGTGAGCGTAGGGCGAGGCTTTCCTGCGTCTGCTTTGGCCTGCTGATCGTTGTTCGTCGGCTTGTCCATGTTGGCCTCCTCCTTCGTATACGGCACCCAGCATAGGTTGATTCCCTTATACTCGATTCTGACGTTAGAACGAGTATTTCTTGCTTGCAAGGTTAAAGGGATAAATGAAATGATAACTTCGCTCATTCCGCACCTCCGATTATCTCGTCCATGGCTTGTCTCCTCCCATTGTTTCACTCCATTGTTTCACTTTTGTACCTCTCAACCTGCATCAAACATTATTTCGGGCTTTCCCAGTATCTCCTTTTCAGGAATCCCGTCTTTTTGTTCAAACGGGATGCTGACTTGAAATTCCGGCCTAAAGTCTCCATCCCCATCCGCGTAAAATCCAACGAATGACGAATGGCCGACAGAACCGCAATGTTCCATCCATTTTAGAAGAGAGCAAAAATCATTCACCCATCTTTGGTTCATAGTAGCCGTAACCGTGAATGTAACTTTGTTCATTTCTTTTCCTCCCAAAATTCACAAACTTGGTCTGCGTTCACGAAGTCCGCACAGTATGGGCTATCTCCATTACAGCACACGCCCTGGAAGTCCTCGTACCAGGCGCAGGTGGCGCAGCACTTAGTCATAGTGGTCTTCCTCCCCCATGTAGCAATATCCATCTGGCGGGACCGTATCCTTGATGTACGGGCAGAATATCCCGCCGGGGAAGGTTTTGAATGCTTCGCCGTGCCTGCATCGGGCGCACCTGACCACAGGCACGGCGTCGACGAGTGGCACTTCTCTAAGAGTTTCTTTTGCTAAGATTTCCCAATCTGAGCACCCAAAATAATCCTCTGCAACATCGCGGTCAATCAAATTCGCTTCCATGCTCGTCCTCCTTGTCCATGCGAGCGCCGCAGTTGGGGCAGTATTTTGGCATATACCAGCATGTTAATTCCGTAAAATCATGTCCATAGCATGAGAACACTCGATTCATTTTGCCATCTTTGATAGTCTCTATAATCTTTCCGTGCCGCACCTCCGCAACGGCGGCGGTGGGGATAGACGTAATATCCTTGACAATATGTAGTCGCTCATCTACTCCAGGGTAATATTCCTCCAGGACTTTCAGAACGGCTGCCCTCTCGATGTACTCCTTCATTCAAAATTCTCCCCTATATAGGCAATAATTTCAGCCAACATTGTCATAAGTTCTACCTTGGAGATATTATTTTGACTCTGGTGGTAACAAATATCTTCATAAATTGATTGTTTTGGACAATCTCCAAATGTACTCATTCTAGCTCCCTCCGTAGTGCGGCCTCGGCATCCTTGCGGGCAAAAAAGACGGTTCTCCCGAAATCCTCTATTTTTACCCAGCTATCCACTTTTTGACTTAATACTCCATTCGTTTCTTTGCAAGGTCTCCAACGGTACATTTTTACATAGTACCCGTCCGCAAAAAATTCTATGGATTGTACTATACGTTCTACGATTTCCACTTTCCCGGAGTTTCTGTACCTTTCCACTTCGTACAGTTTGTCTCCAACCTTGCACGGACACACCACGCACCGTCCCTCATCGTCGGCCTGTTTAAGTTCGCGGAGGCGGTCAATGGGGCCGAGAGCGCGATATTGCTCCAGCTCTTTGTCATCGGAAAGAAGCTGGTCTATCTTGTCCGCTACCTTTGCGCAGTTCTCAGACGCAAGGCCAGCGATAACATTGACTTCCTCCGGCTCCAGCCCCGTGTCCTTGTAGGCTGCGAGGCGGTTAATGGCAGCTTCTATCAAAGAGCGGTCGCCGTACCAATCAGAATTTTCATACAGATCATTGACAATATCAGCAGCAAAGTCACTCAACCGTTCCATGTCAGTCCTCCTCGTGCCAATTTTGTAATGCATGTTTTAGGATTTCATTCTCCCGCTTCACCTGCTCCAGCTCCATTCCAAGGCGTACAATTTCAGCATCTTTTGTGCGCGCAAAATCCAGTGATTCACGAGCCTGCTCCAGCTCGGCCCGCAACTTCTCGTTTTCGGCCTCTAAGCGGTCCGCGCGTTGGTTTTCCTTGCTCCATAGGTCTTGCCCGCTTTCACCAAGCAGGGATTTCAGCCTCTCGTTTTCGGCCTGGAGCGTGGAGAGGGCGGTGGCGGCGGCGTGGCACATCTTAATGCCTTCTGGTCCTCCTGCGGCGCTCTTTAACTGCTCAATCAGCTTCTCAATGTCCATCAGGTGTCCTCCTTTTGCATATCCGCAAGGATTTCTGCCTTGCGATGCATACACCATGCGACGGCAGGGAACGTGAATTCAGCCCCCTGTGTCGAGCATTGTGGCAAAAAGGCGCACTTGTCACAATGCCCAAACACGATGGCCTGAGAGATTGCCAGTCCCTCCGCCTGCTTTTCCGGCGTGTACTGCCGGTCAAACATGGTGATATGTTTTATTCCAGTGCCAGAAATGTCCATCAGGTGTCCTCCTCTCCCTCCGGCGGGCGGCGGTAGTAATCTCGTAGTTCTGTATTCCGGATGCAAAACTTACACATACTCATTGACGACCTTTTGCAGTCTACACACCCATCACACGTCAGCGGCTCGTTCGGCGGGGTGAGGGTGGGATCTCCCTCCAATGCAGAAATCAGCATATCAATGATTTGAGCCGCTTGATGATATGTGTCAGTTTGCTTCCATGCGTCAGCGGCTTTCTTTGCCAACCGAATAGTTTCATTGTTCCGGTCCATCTTTCAGCGCCTCCTTAACCATGCGTGGCCTTCCCTTTGTGGGGATTGCTCATGCGCGGAATCATGACCTCTGCATTTACAAGCAAACGGTTATGAGTGATAGTGTCTGTATTAGGGTCATAGGAAAAATTTTTCATACTCCACCGCTGGATTTCCTTGAAAAATGGATAATCTACCACGATATCCTGACCAATCAGGGCAATAAATTCAGGCCTGGTCATCTTTCAACGCCTCCAATCTCTCCATCACCATATCCACGGCCTCGTCCGTCATGGGAGCGCCGCACCATGCGCAGAAAGGTGTTTCTACATCAGGGGTTCTCCCGCATTTTGTACATCGGCACTGTATATTTCCAGCTCCCAAAGGCGGCAAATAGTGTTTCCACACACCCCTCCAGACCTTCTCCACCTTATCCCGGCTGATTTTCCCCATATATCTACAAATCCTCCATTCTGTGTAGTATTATTTAACTGCGTGGAAAGTGAGGTGATTTCATGGTCATGCATCCAGTTTCCTCAACGGACATAGCCAGTATCGGATATGAAAATGGGACTCTCTACATCTCATTTCATAAGGGTGGCACCTACGCCTATTTCGGTGTCCCGCAGTCTGTATATGCTGGGCTCATGTCCGCAGGGTCCCACGGAAAATACTTCCACTCATTTATCAAGGGTAGGTATGGATATTCCAGGGTCTAATCTATAACTACCAGCACCACCGCAGGGCCGTTTACTGAGACTGTCACATCTTGGTACGGCTCTGCGATGTGTGTTTCTACGCCCTCACGCTTTCTTAGTTCGTCTACCAGATCGCAAGTCTTAAACTCAGATAACTGCTCCCGGCTGACGGGGCGGAGGGCGGCAATAGCCATATTCAACGCACCTAAATCCTGCACAGGCACAAAATATTGAGTATGGTTTTCAAGGGTTTCAACCGCTTCTTCCCGCGTCATGTTTCCATCCCCTCCAGCATCTCCATCTCCTCCGCGCTCAGGATCGGCGCTCGGGTGTTCCAGTCCTCAATAGCTGCTCTGTCTACATCTTGCCACCGTTCCATTGGAAGCTGTCTATGCGTAACAGTCCGGACTCCACACTTTTTGCATTGCACTACCGCTTGTCGGCAATGCGCGATCTGTCGGCTTGGGAACCCCTTCTTAAATTTCGCTTCCCCGCCGCAATGGGCACACGGCAGCAGCACCCCCGCCTCCGTCAGCCGTCTGGCCGCCTCGTGGTCGCCCAGCAGGGCAGCCCGAACGTCCTCGATCATGCTGTTTTCTCCTTTCGTTTTCTACGCTGATTCAAAAGCTCGAACCGATATCCTCTGGGGTCTAGCACACCATGGTATAGCCTCCTGTCCATAGCAGAGATAGACAAGCTGTTCTTCCTGGCCGCATCGGTGACGCTTGGATATATCACTTCATTCCCGTGCAGGTCCAGGCGAATAACGGGCCTTTTATGGGGCCGTCCATGATATTTTCGCCCAGCCTGTCCTGGTTTGACCGCAACAAGATTTCTCAGCTCACAGTCCAGCTTGACGCCGTTTCGGTGTGTGATATGTAGTCCATCCCGCTTTGCCCGGCCTTCCCAAAAGGCATCATCCATCAGCCGCACAAGAGCCGCCTTGTACTGTTTCCCTTCTACTGTCCGCAGGTAGACCACCGCCCGGTTTCCGCTGATTCTTGCCCTGATATCGATCCACTGTTTTCCGTCCCACTTCTGGACCTGGGCCTCCTCGTTAATGCGGTAAGGGTATTGATAGCCGTTGATCTGCCTCCAGGTCATACCCGTACTCCATCCAGCGCTGCAATCAATCTGTCAGCATTCGCTAATGTACGGTTTTTTCGGTAAGCAGTTTGGGCGGCTTCAACCTGTCTGTATGTCTCTGCCCAGAAATCGCCCATCTTCCTCCAACTTTCCATAATGCATTTTTCCTTGTTATATTGATAAGTCATTTGTCCCTTCTCTTTGATAGCCTGATCTCTATCCTTTGATCCTGTACGTAATCCTCGATACATTGTCTGGAGAAAATAAAATGCGCATTGATCCACCAATGATAATCCATCAGGCATCGGCTCTCCGTTAGCCGCTTCTGTCTCATATGGGAAAACCATCATTTCTCCTCCTCGTTACCCATGTTACCGAAGGTTACCAACATAGGGTAACCTCTCAACGCTTACTCTCCCAACGGTTTCAAGGTTCGGTTACCCGGTTACCCGAAAAATTTACACTTAGAAAAAATATTTTTTGTTTTCGCAAAATATTTTTTTTAGAAAACATATCAAAAATAGGGTAACTTGGGTAACCGGGTAACCTTTCAAGGAAGCAGTTCATCGCTATATTCTTCAAAAATGTTTTCATTTTCATTCAATTTGATAGCAACAAGGCGACATGAGTGTCCATTTATCTTTTTTACGATGGTTGGCTTTCCGTCCTTCCCGACTTTGATGTTACCCGTGTTTCTCGCCCATCCTAGAAATGCGGAGGCATTGTATCCTTCTTCAGACATAATCTGATCGAATTTAGACCGAATAATATAGACATAATCATCATCAATGCTGCCCCATACCTCGCCCTGCCGGTCTGCGTCCTGGCTGAACCGGGATTGATTGATATTGATAAAATCATAGAGGTATTGAAGGGCTCTCCCATTCTGGTTGACTGTCTCTTTGGAAACGAGATATGGTTGTATATCCTCTGGACGGAGCAGAATGCCATCCTGGAAAATCAATTCCTCGGTAAGTCTGTCAGCCGCCAAAATGAGAGCTGCGGAGGCCGTCTGCTTGTCCATCGTGTCTCCAGTTTTAAGATGCTCCTGCATATCGTTTTGAAGGGCTTGTACACGCTCAAAAGCTCCATCCTCCATAAGCCACGACACAAACTCTTTTCCAGCAAATCCATAGTTGCTGTAAAGTGTGGTCGCAACCAGCTTAGGATCATCAAACAAGTGCTCTGCATGGCAATCGATCTCAATGGTCCGGTTCACCGCCCCTGCTCCACTGTTGGGAGATATGATAGGGAACTCACCTGTTGTGATGATGCAGTTGCGCCAAGTCGGGGTTTTCTGAAGTCCACCCTGTTTCCGTCCCCTGGCACGTCCCACGCCTTCAGACAACTGGTAAATCATCCGGTCGAAGTCTTTTCGGTTGTCCTTGATTAGTTGCAGTTCATCGATGATAAGCGGGATGGAGTTGCAGAAAGCGGCCCCAAGTTCTTTGCCAACCTCTGTTGCGTTGAATGTCTGGATGTACTTTCCGACTTCCGGGTCTGCCCATACACTGGCCGCCAATAACAAACCAACGGTCTTGCCCGTTTCCGTACCGCCCCATAGGTGGACAAAAAATGGGAGGCAGTTGCAAGGCTTTACTAAAACGGAGGCGAAAGAGGCAGCCAGTACGATCCGAGCAATCACGTTTCCCGGCGTCTTTCCGGAACGCACCGCCTTGACAATATCCAGCCACACGTCACGTCTCCCGTGCTCCTGGATGCTCTCAAACCGGGTCCGGTACTCCTCCTCTCCATCAAAAACTAAGTCTTCAACGTAAGGGGAAAAACCATAGTCATCGATCCATCCCAGCCGGCCAACACTGGAAACCTCTGGGATTTGTTCGTAATTAAGCTGTTCCACGTCGGCCAGATATCGAACCAACGGCTTACTCGTCTCGCTGTTGACCATAATTCCGTACTTAGAAAGGCCGATGATGGATCGGCTATCAGAAATCACGTTCCTATCTTCAATCACACTTCCCCACCGGCGGCCCAGGCTGAACGCTAGCTTAACCTTGTGGATACCTGTGTCAATGTTCACAAGACGCTGAACCGGCATGATGGGGTGATAGCAGGCCACCACCTCGAAGCCCATTTTGTCGGTGCCGTAAATGCCGGTGTCCGAGGCTGACCACCCGCCGCAGTCCAGTTCCATTTCCTGACCGGAAAAGTCCGTTTTGTTGTATCCTGGGGTGACTGTACCGCTGACGGTTTCCATGTATGCCTTGAACAGCGCGGCCAGATTGCGAATGCCAACAGTCTGTGCCTGAGCGGACATGCGGCCCAAGAGCTGTTTCATCTCAAATTTATTTTCTTTGTGTGCGTATAAATATTCAAACGGCTTGGTGGTCGTCAAATAGTCATCGCGGGTATAAGCGGGCACTTCATCCAATGCTCCTTGCCTCCCTTCTCAATAAAGTCGTCAAGCCAGTATTCGATATACGGGAGGCGCTTGACGGCCTCGACATATAATGGATGATAGTAAGCATCATCGCCTTGACGGACTGGTGGGAAAATCTCCAGAACATCCTTCCAGTAGTGCAGTTCATAGGCCATGTAGCGAAAGTTCTCGTCAGCCTGATCCTTTTTGCGCCTTTCCTCCCGCCGGGCCTCCAGGGCCGCTGAACGGGCTGCACGGTCCGGCTTACTGGAGGTAAGGCCCAGGTGAAAGTCTGCGTTGATCCGGAGCACCGCCTGACGGAAATTCAGGTCAAAGAGGCGCATTACGAAGTCAATGATGGAGCCGTGTGCTCCGCAGCCAAAGCAATGAAATCCGCTCTCTCCATCGTACAGTTTCAGACTGGCGGTGCGGTCCCCTGTGTGGAAGGGGCACTTCATAAAGCCAGAGCGGTTGACCTCAAACCCATAGTGCTCCGCCACCTGCTGGGCGGTAAGCATGCTGCGGATATCAGAGGCCATGTCCATACCCTCACCCCCGCTTCAAACGATCTCTGACCCAGTAATAGAGGGTACTGTAAAGGATTTGAGCTGTCTCAGAGGGCTTGCAGAAAGTGATTGTCAGGTTGAACCGGGCCTGCCAGGACAGGAGCGTAGCGGCGAAACTCTGCGGTTTTAGATCTGACCGATAATTATGCAAGAAGATGTCAGTCCAGGAGGCGTTCTCCACGATCAGAAAGATCTTGATGCCTCCGGCCTTTGCCCGGATCATTTCCCGCTCGAACCTCTCACGGCCTGATGTAAAGTTCCCCGCAATCTCGTCCAGGTTAGCCTTGCGCTCCACCACAACCTCGTCCTCAAAAGTAGTGTCACCCAGCATAACGGAGTAGTCTCCGGTCTCCAAAGCCCGGCTCTTGTGCTGGATGTTGTGCTTGTCTAGCCAAGAAATAATGTGCTGGTGAACCTGTTCCCGGCTGTCAGTAATAACTACCAGCTCTTTCAGCTTTTGCTTGATCTCCGCGTCTGTGTAGTGGGTCAGCATTGAACCACCTCAGTTCCACGGCAGTTCGGATTCATCTTCAAGATCGGACAGTCTGGTCAGTTCTTGCCGCTCTGGCAGTTTCCCGTCCCAAGGAGGGAGCTTTTCTGCACGGTCTTTGCTGATGAAATACTGAACTTTCAGATACCCCTTATCGTCCTCTTTTAGCCGGGCAGCTCCAACAGCCCCGATCCAGGTAGGCAAGGTGAAGTCTCCATCATCGATATTAAAGGAGTCAAAAAACTCCGTCAGATTCCTATTAGTCCATTCATTCCCTTGCACGATATAATGGTTGATCGTAATGCTGCTTCCATTGGGCCGAATCCCAATCACCAGCATGGGGTTTCCGGCTTTGCTCTCTTTTTCATCTACGCTGACGATCTCAACCCGGTAATCCCCGGGCGTTAGACGGGTGCGCTCCTCACGCTGATAGCTGTCCCAGTTACTCATATCTCAAGTCCTCCTTGCACTTCTTATAATGTTTACAGATAACACAAAGCCCTTTACATGTTTTGCGGCTCTTGATGAAATGAATGATGAATTTAGGCATATCTGCTCCTCCAGTTCTGGCGGTACAGGTCCACCAGACTTGTCTTATCCATCCAACGCATAAACTGCCGGACAGTGTTTTCAATAGGGACCGTATCTTCCGGGCTGTACGCCTCCCGGTATATATAGTTCCCATCGCTGATAATGTACTCAAAGCGCTGGACCTCCGGGCAGAGGTAGAAATACATAGGGTGCTGTGGACTGTCAAGATATTTCCCCACATGGTATGTCCGGCTAAACTTGGTATCATAAATGACCCCAGCCTTCAAAAAGTCTAGGATTCCGTAACAGATAAACTCTACGCCGTCCACTACCAGCGGGCGGGATGCCTTAACTTGATACTGACCCTGGGCGATAATTTGGCAGATTTCCAGCACCGGCTTGTACCACTCCTGCTCCGGTCCGATTTCAGCCCCTTCACTAACTGCGTGGACCATGTTTTCAAAGCGTATGCCGTCCAGCATGGCCTTTGATTGGGGCTTTTTCTCCCGGCGGAGAGTGGATAAAAATTCATCCATCCCCCCGCCCTTGATTGCATATTGCCATGAGGACAACAAGCTCTGCGTCAGCAGGAACTTATTGCTTTGCCCACTCATAGGTTTTGCTCTCCTTGCTGTAAACGATCCCAAGTGCTTTCAGCCGCTCAAAAAGGGCCGCTTTTAGTTCCCGTTCGCTGGTCAATGCATGGGTCAAGCCCTTGATAGCACTCATGGCTTCGCTCACATCTTCCGGCTTTTCAATCGCCTCTATGGCGAGCCGGCCGGCCGCCATCGTCTCCTCATACTGTTCCTGCTGGGGCTGAAGAGCCGCCTTTTCAGCTGCAATATTCGCTTTGACCTGGAAGAACAAACGAGTCAAGAAGTCATTGGGCTCTCCATCCTTCAACTCTGGGACCTTGATAAGCCCCTTGATACCATAGGCTGCCTTGGCGTTATAGTTCATGGTGGGGGTGAACCCCAGATATCTCTCCCCGTTGACGATATGGAGGTAAGCACCCAGGTCGGCGGGCTGCCAGACCAATGTCTTGGCAGAGCCTTCGCATACGATGTCATAGAAGATATCGTCTCCTTGCCGATCCTTGGCGGCGTGAAAGAGGAATATAACATTGAACTTTTTACGAAGATCGGCGGAGAGACGCAGGAACTCAGTCTTTACAAAGCCATAACCCTGTTGGGAAAATCCTCCAGATTTCTTACTGGCAGAGGGTTCATTTCTCATGGCCCAGTCTTTCATCAAGTCGATGAGTGCCCCACAGGTATCGATGACTACCGTCTTGTAGTGCCCTTCAAAACTCCTGATGTCATCCAGCAACTCCTCGTAGGTCTTGACCATAGAACTGTCCTTTCGATGCTCTGGCTTGACACGGGCCATACCTTCATCAGCATCTACCAGAACCACATCCGGTGCGGATAGGGACAGCGTAGTTTTGCCGACTCCAGGCAACCCGCTGATAATCATGATGATGTTCTTGTTGGAAAAATCCATGTTTTCAGGTTTTACAATCATTACTCTTTATCCTCCTTGATTTCTACCAAGTCAAACCCCTGGATTATAATCTGAGAAACAATGTATTTTGCTGTCATTCCAGTTTCACGTTGAAGCTGTTTTACCAGCGCTTCCGCCTGTCTGTCTAGCTTGACCACACCACAGAAAGACGGCTCTGGTCGGTGGACGGTCAAAATAATTTTCTTATCCATTCCAACCTCCAGGGATTCTGTCTCCCCACTTCTCATCTTCAATGTAATCTAACAGTTCATCACACTTCGCCATCAAATAGGGATTGTCCCACGATGGATACCCCGTCCGCATGGCAGCGGTGATGTCTGGATGTTCGATGTTCTCCATTTCATCACCCCATGACCCAAAAAGCAAATGCCATACCGCCCCAGAAGGTCAAGCAGAGTATTGCTCCTACTCCGATCATCCACCGGACCTCTCGGGCCCTCTGGCGGCGCTCTTCTCGTGTTCTCATTCTTCTGTTTTCTCCTTTTTATCGCCGATGCGGATCTTTGCCATCTCAATAGCCAGCATATAGACCTTTGCATGGTCGTTATCCCCATGAGTCTTACGGACCTTCTTCGCAAACTCATCAAGATTTCCAAAGAAGCAGCCGCAAACGACTTTAATAGATCCATCCCTGCAACGAAAAAATGTTGCCGTATCGTTTCGAGATCCAATAGCCCCGATCCAAAATATAGCGCCGATTTCTGACACCTCGGCATTGCCGTACACCCTGGCGTCGCCGTACACCCTGGCGTCGCCGTACACCTCGGCGTTGCCGGACACCCAGGCGTCGCCGTACACCCTGGCGTCGCCGTACACCC